GGGTGAAGCGTCGTAATCGTTCTATGAACGTAACCCTGAGCTTGCATCAATATAGCCAGTCGAACTATGTTCTACAAGCACTTCAACGTGCCGATGAAGAAACAGATAATAATGACTGGGTTGTAAACTGCACGATTAAAGATGCTGGCGGACAGACTATGTTCTTTTCCAGCCAAACTATTATCGCAACAACTCCAGACGTAACACTCTCCACGACCACTGAACAACGTGACTGGACATTCTTCATGTTCAACACTGACAACTACATTGGTGGTAACACTCCACTGGATGCAGCTGCGGTTCAAGCTGTTAACGCAGTTGGTGGTGAAGTTGATCCACGTTGGATTGCATAATTTAGCCTTATAAGGGCTTGAAATATAGCCCTTTAACTCTAAGGAGAAGTTATGACTAATTTATTTAATTATTGCCCAGAATCAGTGAACTGCCTTATTGCTGGATTCATTCCAATTGAAGGCTATGTTGACGGTACATTCATCTCTGTTGATAAAGATGAAATGCCTTACAGCAGTGTACGGATGCCTGATGGGACAATAGCAAGAAAGTATAACAACAGTCAAACATACACAATTACAATCACTTTACACAACGGTGCTGAGACTAATAACCTCTTAACTAAGATGTGGCAAGTAGATGAGATTACTCAAAGAGGTAAATTCCCTCTTTTGATTAAAGACCAAAGTGGCAGTGACTTATTGTTCTCCACTGAATCTTGGATTGAAGGGGTTCCTAGTCTTACAAAGAGTAATGCAATTGATAGTCGTGTGTGGGTGATTAAGTCTGCATTTGCCACCATCAACGTAGGTGGTAATGAGGAAGCATCTAGTCTTCTTCAAGACATTACAAACATTGCAGTTTCTGCACTACCGGGATTGGGGCTATTCTAAATGTCTAAAGTATTTTGCTATAGTCCAAAAGAAGTACAGCTCACTTTCGGTGGTTACACAGTTACAGGTTGGCAGAGTATTTCAATTGCAAGAAGTGTAGATGCTTTCAAGCCCATTAGGGGTATTCGTGGTAAACATACACGAGTAAGAAATGCTGACACAAGTTGCATGATTACTATTCCACTGCTTCAAACTTCTATGAGCAATGATGTATTCTCACGGATTCATGAGCTTGACCTTCAGAATGGTACAGGGCGTATTTCCTTAACAATCTCCGATTTAAAAGGTACAAGTGTATTCAGTTCTGTAGAAGCCTATATTGTAGGATACCCTGAAGTTGTCTACTCTGGCGAGTTTGAATATCGTCAGTGGAGAATCTTCTGTCAGACTACTGGTAGTTACACTGTAGGTGGTAATGCACAAGTAAATAACATATTTAGTGGGATTTTCCAAGCTGCTTCTGGTTTGGCTAACAAAGCTGTTGATGCTGTTAGTGGTATCTTTTAACAAAATGACTTGCGTTATAGGTTAGTCGCTGCTAGAATACCAACTCATTTATACATGTGAGGTGCTCTAGTGAATCTAAAAGATTTGGTCGGTGAAGGCAAATTCCTTCCAACAACAGTAGCAGAGGATACTTTTGGTCGCTGTTACCAGTACCAGAATATTGGGTACATTAAAGATAGCCGTGGAAACCGCCAAAAAGTTTGTGTTTGTCGTGGTTGCAGTACAAAAGATCAAATTACTTACATTAAGTATAGATCAAGCCCTACATGTAAATGCACAGATGTGATTACCGATCAAATGATCCGATGCATATCAAAAACATCTAGTGAGTATAAGACTTGGCCTAAACTTCAACAGAAGTTACTGCCTTGGATTGCTGTTAAGAATGCCTTCAAAACTGGTGGGCGGTATGATGTTACTGTCATCTGCCCCGCTTGTTTAAGTGATAGGACTTACCATAAATCTAATCTGAATGTTGGGTATATAGGGTGTGATTGCAACTCCCGATCAAGGCAGACAGAAGCGTACATTCATGGGGTTTATGATAAAACCAGCCTTATTGCAATTAAGTTTGGTATTACCAGTAATTCTGCTATGCGATTGAAGCAACAGAACAGTAAGTGTGTCTATGATGTACAACACCTACTGACTTATACATTCCCAGACGTAGTTTCCTGTAAGAAGGCCGAAAGGGAATGTAAAACAGAGTTGGTGTGCGGATTAATTAGTAAGGATTATATGTCCGATGGGTGGTCTGAAACCACATCTGCACAAAATATTGAAGGTGTGGTAAGGATATACGAAAAATATGGTGGTACTCAGATAAATGAACACCATTGATAACATTTTCTAGGGATGTGGTTGTCATGGAAACAACCTCTGTTCTTTTACAAACTAAATAATGAGAGATATTTATGAGTAAGCTTAATATGGCAGACATTGGTTTGCCTCAGACCGTACTAACTATTGATAATGTAGAATACCTTGTCAATGCGATGCCTGCAACCAAAGGTCTTCAGTTTATGGAGGCTCAGCAGGAAAGCATTGAAAGTGGCAAAGCTGACCTTGCCCTGATGAAGCAAGTAATTTGCTCTTACGTTAATAAAGATGGTATGCAGATTACTGACAAATCGTTTGATATCGTATTTGCCCGTAAGTTTGGTCATCTACGTAACCTCTACCAAGCAGTTATCGAATGGAACTTCGGTGAGGTTTTCGAACAAGACGGTGGCGAGGAGTAACAGAGAACGCCCCGTCTACTAGAGCCTCAAATCCTCTGGAAAAACAGATAGAAGATAAGTTTTCTCAGTCGTGGGATATTTATAGGGTAGTTACACATGAGCTTGGTGGTTTATGGATGCTCCCTTTATTTGAGACAACATATTCAACCAAGCAGCTCTATGATTTAGTTGAAATGTGCGATGTTCACGACACCCTGAAAAAGATGGCTTATGATAAGGCCAAAGCAGAATCTAACAAGAAATAAAGGAATCTACAGTGTCTACTCCTATCGCACGCTACTTCGCATCGATGTCAATACAGGTGGACAAGAAGAGTGTTCTCGCTGTAGATAATACCTTGAATCGGCTTGAGAAAAAGCTTAAGAATTTCGGTAAGTTTACAAACAAACATCTTAAACTCAACTTTGATATTAATAAATTCACTGTTGATAAAAGAAAGCTTGGAATGGTTCTAGGGGATGCTCTAGATCAAGTAAGTATGAAAACCGTGTTTGAGGTTAGCAGATTCTCTGTAAACCAGAGAAATTTGCAAGCTGCAATGATGCGTTCTATGCGCGGGGTAGTTGCTCCAGCCCCGAGAATTAGCTCAGTAGCTCACCCTCAACAGGCAGCAGTTTCACGTTCACAAGCTAGCAGAGCTGGTGCTAATTACCTTCACGCAGGTGGTGCAGCAGGTGCATTCATGCGTTATGGCGCTGGCAGCCTGCCGCTTGTTGGTGGTGCCTATGGTGTGGGAATGTTGAACCAAGCTAACCAAGAAATGGTTAGCGCCAACATTTCAGCTGAAGCTGTGCTTGGGTCTAATGCTAAGGTGCTTTTAGACCGACTTGCAGAACGCAGTAACTACATGGGCATTAGTTACAAAGATACTCTACCTCAATTTACAAAATTTATGGCATCAGCTACACCTCTGATGGGTGTTGATGCTTCTCAACAAACCTTTGAAAGTTTTATGCAGTTCGGTCGCACTCGTGGTGCAGACAAAATTTCCATGAACCGTGCTCTGACAGCTGTTGGTCAGATGTCTGCCAAAGGTCAGGTAATGGCAGAGGAATTGAAAAACCAGCTTGGGGATGCCTCCGGTTTTGGTGAACTACCTCAATTATTTGCTGAAGCCTACCAGATTAAGTCAGGTGGGGCGCTTAAAGGCGCGGATGCTAGAGCTGCCCTGATGAAGGCTATGGAACAAGGTCAAGTTAAATCTGCTGACGTACTCCCTATTGTTTCTCAGTTGATGAATGAATTGTCAAAAGGTGGTATTGAACAAGCCAGGAATAGCTCAGTTGCGCAGCAGATGCGAGCAGAGAACGCTTTAATGGGACGTGGAAGTCTGCTACAGACTTTCTCTGAACAGGGAGGTGAAAAAGGGTTCGCTAATTTCTGGAAGGAGATGACAACACTTTTCAAAGGTGCAGCTCCATTAGTTAAAGCCTTGGCGGGCACTTTTGAGGACTTAACTAAGACATTACAAGCCCCTGTGTATTTGTTTGGTGAGTTGAACAAAACACTTTCTGCCGTTTCGCAGATGACAGGCATAGCTGAGAAAAACTTCACAAATCTTGCCTTGGTTGGCGGGTTGATGATGACAAAGTGGGGGAGAGTAGGTATCATGTTCTCCACAATGTTAATCGTTTTGGAGGATATAGCTATGGGTGTTTCCGGTGATGGTGATAGTTTTACAGGACGGTTCATCAAGTGGATGGAAGAGTCTGGTGTTGTAATGGGGCCGTTTGAGAAAGGTCTGTTTGGTGTATCTGCTGGAATGCTTGCAATTGCAGCTGCTTTGAAAGCTATCAGTGCAGCAACTAGTTTGCCAGGGATTCCTGATTTGTTTGATCCTACAAAAGATAAGAATGGTAAGACTGGAGGTTCTAAGTGGGGTAAGACTCTGCTTATGATGACGGCTGCTCTTGGCGCTCCTGCTTTGGTTGCTGGCGTAACTGGAGTGGGTGTGAACGAACTACTTGATCCGCATATCTCAGCTCGTAACACAGTAGCAGAGCGTTGGAATGATCCAATGTCACCTCTGTATCAGAACAGAGACTTACAACTGCAAGCTCAAAATGATATTCGTGACCCCTCCAGTAAATTCTACAACAACTTACCACTGTTTGAACAGATGATGACCCAAAGAGGTCAACAAGAAACCTTGCAAAAGATGTTGGAAAATCAGGCTGCTGGAATCACACCACTTCCAGGCATCACGCCAATGTCTAGTAAAGTTGATATGACCATCAAGGTTGATATTACAGCCGCATCGGCAGAAGATTTCCAAGAGAAGTTTAAAGAGCGCTTGTCAGCAACAATCCAAGAAACTTTACAACAATACGGTCAAAAGGAATAGTTGCATTTTCCTTTAATTTGTGAGATGATTCTTGTCTATATAAATAAGGAGGTGGGATTTTGGATTTGATTGAGTTGGTTAATGGTGCTGAGATACAACAAGACGAATGGAGCTTAACGGCTCCTACGTTTGGTGAAGACGGCCAATTAAAAGTTGTGGGATTCTTTTGGAACACTCAGAGAAAACTTAAAAGAAAATCTTACATTATTCACTGTCAGAAGTGCAAAGAAGACCCTGAGCTTTTTGGCGAAGGATATTTCAAGACCGATAGGGGAGATATTACCCGTAACATGCTTCCCTGTGGATGCAGCGGCCACGTCAGATGGTCGGCTGGTCAGTATGGAGTCCTTTGCACTCGCAAGGCTGCCGAACTTGGCTACTCATTCCTAGGGTTTGAAGGTGTATGGGGGAACCGCAAAACCAAAGTCAGACTTCTTTGTGAAAAGCATGGTGAGTGGGTTAGTGGCAATGTTGGTAACTTGATTAACAATGGAAGGGGTTGTCCGGGGTGTGGAAGGAAGACTACTGAAGATGCGAAGCGTGTCCCACTAGAAGCCCGTTTAAAGTCTCTGTCTACCCTTTGTGAAGGTACAAGTTGTAGTTTAGTTGGGGTGCCAGACGATTATAAGCAAGTCTTTGATCGGATTACCATGACTTGCTCTTTACACGGGGATTGGGAAACTAGTATGAAAAAGGCTACGGATGGGTTTTTATGCCCTAAGTGCGGTAGACTTGAGGGGGGTAAAAATAGAACCAAGCCTGATGACGTCATGGTTTCAAAGTTCATGGCCACTACAGCGTTTACTGAGGGGACCTTGTTTACTAAGCTGGGATACAAAGACAATGGTAAATCAGAGTGGCAAGTTGACTGTCCAGATTGTGGACAGAGTGGTGTCAGCACCCTAGATAATCTACAGCAAGGTAAACGGCCCTGCTCATGTTCACCAATGCGTCAACAAGAGTGCTATATAAATCTTGTACGTGATGGTGACAACACTCTAGCTTTAAAATTTGGCATCGCTAACAACAGCTTATCAAGAATTTACGCACAACATAAGGCTTCCGTTTACGATATTAAATCTTTTTCAATCTACAAGTTTCCAGATGTAGCTTCCTGTAAGAAGGCAGAAAGAGAGTGTAAGAAGGAGCTTCAAACCTGTGTTATCTCTAAGTCTGAAATGCCTGACGGCTGGACAGAGACAACTTACGTTTACAATTTAGATAAAATTAAACAGATATACCAAAAGCATGGAGGTATTGAAGTATGACCTTCGCGCTCGCGTGGGAGGCTGACGAAGTACAGAGTGGTGGCTTTCTATATTTTGACGCCATCACGTCTTGGAACCGCAGCTTTACTGGCTCTGTAAGTAAGCATCCTGTAGACCAGGGTGGGTCAATAACTGACCACTACATTAATAATAATCCCACATTCACAATGTCAGCAGTGATAAGTGGTACAGACCTCTCCATTTCTACGATTGCACTACAGAGTGAAAATGGCGATATTCCCTATAACGCCCGTCCTGCGCCAACTGAAGTCTTAGTTAGTTCTGACGATCAAAGCCTTCTAATGAAGTTTATCCCAAATGTTATTGGGCAATTTTTGCCTGACACCATTCCAGAAGTTGTGCTTGACGACTTCCGAGGGGATACTACAGAAGAGATTCAGGACATCCTTATAGGATTGCAAAGCGGGGAAGGGTACAACCAACTCACGGGGCAATTTGAAACTCTCATACGACCTGTCAACCTTTATGAAACAGATGGATTCCTTACACTAATAAAGAAGCTTCCAGCAGACTCAACTAAAGTTTTGGTCATCACCTCGATTGCTTTTCGTGAAGACACCGAGAGTGGATTTGCGCTTTATGCTGATATTACTTTTGAACTTTGCCGGTTTGCTAATCTGAAAAAGGTACAGCTTCCAGCAAACCTTGTACAACCTAGTTTGAAGAATAAGGCTACAGGTAAAACTTCTTTAGGTAAAGGTGACTCTACTGAGACTAATGTTGACCAACCAGGGCAATCTCCTGATAAGGAGAGAAAGTCAACGGCTGTGAAAGCTTTTGAATCTGGGCAGTCATTGTTAGATGGTTTAGGAGATTAAATGAGCACACTTTATGTAGACCTCCTGTTAGATGATTCTCCTATCTACGAATACTCTGTGTCTCTGGAAGGTAACTCTTACATCATTGAGATGATCTATAACGAACGTAGTTCATTGTATTTCATGTCTCTTTACGATGCTGATAGAAACCCTATTGTTCTAAGTGCTGCTTTGGTTCCCGGCTATCCAATCATGTTTGACTACGCTCTGCCGAATCTTACAGGATTTTTCTTGTTGATTCAGAAAGGAACTCTTGAGTCTGAACCATACAAAGAGTTTCCAGATAAGCTTAAACAATATTATGATCTTGTCTACACCTATGTAGAGGAATAACATGCAGCCACAAATCAACAGAGCGTATGAACTGATCGTTGGTAATGCAGTCTCTGGTGAAGGGCTTCAGATTAATGATCTTCAAGTTACGTTTGATATTAGTAAGTCTAGCAGTAACAAAGATAAGACAAACAGTGCATCTTTGGAAATCTATAATCTTAGCAATGACAACTTAAAACTCCTAGACGTAGATTACCCAGCAGCGGTGTTTAGTGCCGGCTATCGTGATATTGGTATTAAGCGTCTGTTTGCTGGGCAAGTAACAAACGTCACCACACGTAAGAGTGGTACAGATCGTATTACACAGATTCTTATGGGTGGTGTCTATACAGAGCTTAACCATGAGGTTATGAGCAGTTTAGTCGCTCCGGGTAGGACAGTCAAGGATGTTGCTGAAGACATTCGTAAGGCGCTCCCTGGAGTCTCTAGGAGTGTGTTCAACGGCACTAACCTGAATAATCCAGTCATCTATGGGTATCCACTTCAAGGTACACCAAAAGATATGCTTAATGAGCTGTCTGAGAAGTATTCTCTAGATTGGCAAATTGATGATGATGTTCTCTATGTTCATGACAATGATCGTGGTAACTCAGAGAAGTTTGAAGATGCTTATGTAGTAAGTAAGTATACAGGCTTGATTGAGAATGCTTATAGAGCCTCTGGTGATATTAGACGTTCTGAGAAAGACAAGGCTAAGATTCAAGCTATTCAGATGAAAATCCTTCTTAACCCTGACATTGTACCGGGAGACATTATTCTCTTAGAAGATGTACTTTTCAATGGTTACTACAAGATCACTGATCTACGACATACTGGTGATTGGAGAGGGCAAGCTTGGTACAGTGAGCTTCGTGCTACAGCAATTGAGAAGGTGAACCGCCAATGAGTGATCGAGAAGGCTCGTTACAGGAAGTATTAGTTGCTGCTTTCCAGAATCAAATGTCCAACGTAAACACAGCAATTCCTTGCATTGTAGTTGCTGTAAGAGACTCTTTAAACGGAGCTATGGTTGACATACAACCAACAGTCAATCAGCGTTTTAAGGACGGTACAACTAAGGAAAGACCGGTGATCCTTGGTGTTCCTGTATCGTTTCCTGTAAGCACAACAGCAGGTTTTACATTCCCCATTGAAGTTGGCACTCCCGGCATGGCTATCTTCTCTATGCGTAACTTAGACGCATGGAAGAATGGCTCTGGTAGGCCAACAACACCATTGAACTTTGCTAAGTTTGACAAGGGCGATGCTATATTCTATCCCGGTATTCAACCTCCGGGTGTAAACGTAAACAACCCATCTAAGCGTACATGGAATCATTCCACAGAAGATACTGTTCTGGTGAATAATATTGGAACAGGTCAAGAGTGCGAAGTAAGACTTAAAGCCTCTGGTGATATTGTAATCAATACAAACCAGAACGTAGAAGTTAATTGCAACAACGCTACTATTACAGCTCAAGCTGATGTTGATGTTATCTGCCAGAACTTCACTGTAGATGCTGCCGGTTCATTCGATGTTACAGCAGCAACAGGGACTATCAACATTCCTACTACAAGTTGGAATGGTGTTATCAACCACACTGGTAATTATGTGATGACAGGTGGCAGTGCAACATTCAACGGTATTATCTTCAATACACACGATCATAATCCAGGCCCAGGCCCATCCAACCCGTAGGAGAGTTACGTGGATTTACTTATAGATAACAATCCAATTAGCCCTTCTTATGGTGATCTTACATTTAAGAACGGGCCACTTACACCAGATTTTACTACACAAAGTAGAACAGAAGTAGTTGCTCAAAGACTGTATATACTCCTCCGCACATTTTCAGGGGAATGGTTCTTAGATACTGAATATGGTGTTCCATACTGGAGTATCTTAGGGCGTAAAACAAGTAAATCTGCTGTAGACCTTATCTTTCAGAGAGCAATTCTTTCTGAGAATGGAGTAAAAGAGATTACGTTCTTTGAGTCCACTTTTGCAAACAGACAATACTCCCTAACTTTTAGGGTGAAAGTTACAACTGGTGATGAGACAGAAAATATCACCATCACCCCACCAAATTAAGGAGGACGCCTTACGGCATTTATATGGCTGGAGTTGAAAATACAGGTTTTGTATTAAAGCGTCTACCTGAAATACTTTTAGAATTACAACAAGAAGCAGCAGAACTTTTCCAAGACCTTGTAAAGCCGGGAGAAGTAGTAGATACATCCACTAGCTCTGCTCTTGGTCGATTGATTGCCCTTGTTTCCCCTTCAGACGCTGATCTTTGGGAAGCTGCTCAAGAAGTTTATGCAGCATTTGATCCAAACTCTGCTGTAGGTATTGCGTTAGATAATCTTGTTGCTTATGCAGGTATTACACGTATTGAAGAAACTTTCACCGTAAGTCCCCTACTCCTTGCCGGTGATAATGGTACATTCATTACAGCAGGAAGTACAGTAAATAGTGACATTACTGGTGAAGATTTTAACACTACAATTGGTGTTGGTCTTACTCCAAACTCTGCTTCTGGTATCACTGTAAGTGTTGTAAGTGTAGCTGATAGTACAGATTACACCATTACTTACGCAGGTAGTGTAAACACTCAGAGCATTACAATCAACTCAGGCATTAGTGCAACAGTATCAAGTATTCTTGCAGCTTTGCAAGCAGAGATTCTATCTGCTCACCCAACACTTGTTTCTTCTGTGGTTGGGACTACACTTGTCATTGACCGAGTTGATGTATTCCAAAGTGTCACATTCTCCGTCACTGCCAATCTTGGCATTACAAAGGTTCGTAAGGTCGGTGAAGGTGTTGCTGTAAATAGTGGCCCTATTGCTCAACAAGCAAATACAATCACAAGTATCACCACACCGATTCTTGGCTGGGACAGTGTAACAAACCCTATTGCTGCAACTGAAGGCCGTCTACGTGAGACTGATGAAGAACTTCGTCTACGTTTCCGCAATAGTAAGTTTGAACGAGCTACCAACACACTTGATGCTGTTTACTCAGCTCTTATTGGTGTAACTGGTGTAGAACAAGTAATCATTTATGAGAATGATACAGACATTACCGATGGTAATGGTGTTCCTGCTCACAGCTTTCTTCCCATTGTAGTTGGAGGCACTAGTGTTGATATTGCTAACGCTATTTGGCGTAACAAGCCAATTGGCATTCTAAGTGATGGTAACACTACAGTAAGCATTAATGACATTCAAGGTTTTCCTCACGACATTAGTTTTGAAAGGCCGAATCCTGTTGTAATCCATATCAACATGACTTTGACAACAGACGCTTTGTTTCCTGCTAATGGTAAAGATCAGATTAAAGCAGCCATTGTGCAATACTTTACTGATAACTTTGGTATTGGTAATGACGTCATTTACAGCCGTCTATTTACACCAATCAACTCTGTTCCGGGCCATCAAGTAGATGCTTTGACAATTGGTTTGGCTCCACTTCCTGTAGGAATGGCGAATATTCCAATTGCTTTCAACGAAGTGGCATCAATCTCTGATGTAAATATCGTCATAACGGTGTAAATATGTTACCTACTAATCCGTTTACAACTTACGATTATTTACAAGAAGCTCGTGATCGTGTAACTGAACAATTTAAAGACAAGGAAGTCTTTGATAAATACTTGCAACTAATGCTTTATGCAAACCTTGAGCTGCAAGAAGTATTCAAAGACTTAATGCAAAAGCGTAGCCTTGATACTGCCACTGGAGCACAGTTAGATATTATCGGTGACATTGTTGGTCAACCAAGAGAGTTGATTGATACAGCCTTGATTGAATACTTTGCCTTTGATGGCTATCCAGATGCCCAATCTTATGGTGACTTGAATGATGGATCAGTTGGTGGTTTCTACTACAGTTTTGGTGATCCACTAGCAGGTAATACATTACTTAATGATGAGCAGTATCGTCTGTTTATCAAAGCTAAGATTATTAAGAACAATACACAAGCTACCCCAGATCAGTTCTTAGACTTCATCTCATTTGTGTTCGGTGCAACTGTAAACAACGTAGTTGCTGAAGGTAATGCATCTTTCACTATCATGGTTGGTAAAGAGCTTAACAGTTTTGAGAAAGCACTACTCACATATACATCCACTTACAACGGGTACGCATCTCCATTTGTTCCAAAACCAATTGGTGTAAGAGTGAACTTTGGTCAGTTTGACTTTGAGAATTACTTCGGCTTCCAAGGCACACCTAATGCAAAAGGATATGGAGACTTAGGTGATCCCTCTGTTGGTGGTAAGTATGCTCAGTTGTTCTAAGCAGTCTTTTAACATTTCATTTCTAAGGAAATAAAGCATGGCATTAATTACAAAACCAGATATGGAGTTTATCTGGGCATCTGGTGGGGCTATTGTAGAGCCATCTGATGTTAAAAAGCAAACAGGGTGGACACCAGAAGTCCCTCCACATCAGTGGGAAAACTGGATTCAGAATCGTCAAGATAAATACCTTGCTCACATCAACCAGCGTGGTATTCCTGAGTGGGATGGTAATACTGAATATGAAGCTGCTAGCTTGTCTTATGTACAAGGTAGTGATGGTGTAGTATATAAATCTATTGCTGCCAGTGGCCCTGCAACCACTGTACAAGACCCTACCACTGATGTTTCTGATACATATTGGACTGTAGCATTTGCGTCTACAATGCAGGCTTCTGAGACTGTACAAGGTATTGTTGAACTCGCCACAACAGCAGAGGCTCAGACTGGCACAGATGATATTCGTGCCATGACACCTTTGAAAGTTAAGCAGGCAATTGAACAATTTGCAGGTGGTGACTTTTTAAACAAAGCAGTCGCCACGGTAGCCGCTTCAGGAACCATCGACCTTACAACCGGAGCACCCGACACCAGCCAGCTTGCAATCAGCGGAACTGGCGTAACGATCAACGGGTTTACGGTTGCGGCAAATCGTTTTTTTGTTGTCAAGATGACCGGCGCTACAAACACTTTGGTCAACAGCGCGTCGTTGATAACAGGTCGCGGTGCAAACATTCCTGTTGCAGCTGGCGACAGTTTCCTTATGCGCTCCACCGCAGCAAACACGGTTGAGATTTTGTGCGGTAATTTTGTTGCAGACTCCGCCGTGGGCACTCGCGGCCAAACATGGCAAAACGTAAGTGGCAGCCGCGCCGGCGGTACAACGTACACGAACACTACCGGCAGGCCGATACAAATCCTAACAAGCAGCACCGGCGGCACGTCGCCAATACTCACTATTAACGGCGTGACAGTTCAGTATATTTTCCCAACTTCTACAAACGCTGGCTTCTCCGCAATCATCCCCGCCGGGGCGACCTATTCAATATCTACAGGTCAACAAACATGGCTTGAACTTAGGTAAGGAAAACTAGAATGAAATATTACCTCGACCCTGCTTTAGGTGTCCGAGCCTTTGAAGAAGATGGCTCTCAAGACTTTCTTATCACTCCAGAAATGCGACCTATGACGCCAGAGGAAGTGGCTGCCCACGTTTCCCCTCCGCTGACATACAAGCAAGCGCTGGATGCTCTGAACGCTAATTATCAGGCTGATGTTGATAAATTCAATCGTTCATTTGCTCTAGCATTCCTCGCTGATGGCCCTAGTGAGGCAAGTAAAATGGCAGCTATTCGCACAGCATACGAAGCTCGCCGTACACAACATACCGCAAATATCGCGGCTTTAAAACTGGAATACGGAGTATAAAGTTATGACTATCCCTGAATTTTGTCCTAGTTGCGGCGCTATTATGGAAAAAGTACCTATGAACACTCAAGGCACAATCTACGATTTCTGGGTATGCCCTGAAGGTGACTGGGAATCTCCGGCAAGCGTAGAAGCCGAGCTTGCAATGGCTAAAAAGGCCGAAGAATCCCTCTGAGGTGAAGTAGTTGGATATTTTAAGAGCTATAGTAATATGGCTCTTTCAATTCATCACACAACTTGTGGGTATTATACTGGGCATCTTCTTGATGCCCATTTTCCTATTGTTTGTAGATGATTCAAAGAAAGAGCCTACTTATAAAACAGATGGTGTAAATGAGTGGTGGTTGAGAACACTACCTAAGTTTGCTCTATTCTGGGATAACAAAATTGATGGAACATTAGGAGATGATGATTATCGTTATGCTTCAAGGGATATTCCTTTTGGTTTAAAGAATACATCCTTCCTTGGGCAGTATTGGTGGATGGCTTTTCGTAACCCATTTAACTACTTTAAACGCTTTATCCTTGCTTGTGATGTTCGTAAGGATATTGTAGAAAAGGTTGCAGGGCAAGATTATGTTCGTGATGATCTTAATTCTACAGGCTGGCAATTCTTGAAGTGTGGGAAATTCTACACTTTCTACGGGGTTTGGCTTTATCCTGAGCATAAAGTTTATACACTAGGTTTTGAAAAGGTTGACTCTTGGTACAAATACAAGCTTAAAGTTAACACCTATTTGAATACCTCCAAGTCTCTTGTGATGCAACTCGGTAATAAGTTTGACCTACAAGATAATCTCAAAGCATACCCTATTGAGCAAGAGTATAAGTATTTCAAGGGTTTCACTTTTGAAATTAATTTGTATAAGGATATTAGTTAATGAATAGTATCCGGCAAAAACTGATTGCCTCTTTCTTAGCGGCTGGTATTGGTGCTAGTGGTGCTTTTGTTGCTTATGACCTTACTCTCCCATCTGAAGGGCTAGAACAGAAGGTCTACATTGACCCTGTGGGACTTCCAACAGTTTGTGTTGGCCATATGGACAAATCTCTAAAGCTTGGTCAAACATTCACTATCGAACAGTGTATGGATATGTTTGCTAAGGATTGGAAGAAGCATCAGAAGCAATTAGACGGTGTTGTGAAGGTTCCTTACAAGTCAGAGTGGCAGCGTGAGGCTCTTACGGACTTCACATTCAACTTAGGCATTGGTAATGTTCAGAGCAGTACCTTACTATCCCTTGTCAACCAAAACAAGCACACAGAGGCTTGCAGGCAGCTTACACGCTGGGTTAAGGGTAAGGTGAGAGGAAAGATGGTTACGCTCAAAGGTCTTGTCACTCGACGTGATAAAACAATGCCCTATTGCCTTGGGGAGCTAAGTTGGGATAAGCAACAAGAATTCAAACAATTTGAGGCAGAATATAATGAAGCTCTTAAAAGACAGACGAAAGATACTCCGTAGCTACTCCTTTCTTTCCATGCTAGGTAACTTTCTTATTGCTCTCAGCATCAGTGGATTAGGCGTTATCGGTGTTTTGTCCGCTGACATTGCCTTCCCTCTTCTTGCATCTCTGGCAATTAGCTTTGGTTTATTTGGGTTGGTTGGTCGCTTTATCGACCAACAACTAGAGGATAACCAAGATGCTGAGTAAACCCTTCATTATTGCCCTATTTGTCTCAATCTCTCTTAACTGCTTGTTTGGCTATTTGTCTTACTCTTTCTACTCTGACAAAGCTGTAGCTGAATCGCAATTGACTACTGCTGTAGATGCTAACAAGGCTTTGAAAGAGTCTTTAGACAATAAAGAGTCAGCTTGTAAAATAACAGACGTTATTGTTTCTGAATATACGAAAGAAAAACAAGAGATTGTTAAAGAAACAGATGGTGTTTTAGGCGCTATTGATAAGATGGTATCAACACCTTCCCAAGTAGAAAGCAAGCCAAAGAGGCAAGAGAATGTTAAGGAAAAAAGTAATGTTGTCAGCCTTGATGATAAGCTTCCTGCTGATCTTGTCAGGCTGCTCTCAGAAGTATGTCTACGTGCAAAAGGAAGTGCTTGTGATGACACCTGAGAGTCTTCTAGTTGATCCCTGTGAGGCGATTAGTGCTGGGGATACAGTGAGGTTGCTTGCAAAGGGATACGTCGCTAATACAAGCTGTTTGGGGCAGTACAAGCTACTCCTTGAAAAGCAGCGAAGACACAAGAAAGAAATGGAGCTGATTTATGAGCAGCGTTGAAACTGGTCAGAGGATCAATAACTACATTGAACGTATTGCTATTGGTCTTCTAGTTATTCTTCTTAGTCTTATTCAAACTCAGTATTGGGCAGACAAGGCTGAAAGTAAGCAAGAGATTAAAGAGCTTAACACTAAAGTGCTTGAGCTTTATAGAAACTCTGTAACCAAACAAGAGCTAAGGGAATTGGAAACACGTCTGACAGAGAACGGGAATGCATTGCGCTCTGATGTTCGGCAGATTCTTACATTGTACTTAGACCAGAAGAAATGATATGGATAGAAGGAAGGACAGTTTGTTTTGGAAAACGTTAAATTTGGTTGTGAATCTTACTTTCCTCCTTCTTGCTGTTACAATTATGACTATCTTGCTCAAGAATGATAATTATAGAACGGATATGTCTAACTATGAGATTGCTTTATCTGAGCTTAGACGAGATGTGGATAAGGTCAATCAAAGTAATTTTGTATATTTGGAAAATAAAATAAATGCAGTTGCCACCAATCAAGATAGTTATCAAAATAATACAACAAGACGTGTAGACGTATTAGAAGAACGTCAGAAGATGGTGGAAGCTCGTAGTAAGGCATCCCCTAGGATCATTAATACGAACACTGCTACAGTTACGAAGTGACAACCTGTCACAAAATAATTATAAGAGTTTGCGTTTAGTAAGCCGTCTTTCGCAAGAAAGAGTCTCTCGTGTAGACATAATTGTCCATGCGATTATGTCTCCTTAGAAATGATAAAGCCCCGGAGAGCCAATGAAGGTTCTTGCCGGGGCTTTCTTTTGTCTGTAACTTTAGTTTGTAGAAACAATCATCTGATCTTCACCTTGCGCAATCCCATCTTTCTTATAGATGGTGAACGCTCCACATGTCCAAAGCTCTAGAACAAAGCTATATTGCTTATCTGTATACTCCTCAAGCTCCTTGCAAATAGCAATCCCTTGTTCAAGAGTAAGTCCGTTGATTACTGTTTGGTAATGCTGGTTGTACTGGTTATCTATTTTGAGTAGCAGTTCTGCAAGGCTCATTTAGTAATCTCCCATACGTGTTGAGGATCAGGCACAAAAGTCATTGTAATTCTAAGATCATAGCCTTGGTGCAGCAACCTCCCATCATCTGAAAAATTAGATACTTCTGAGTAAGCTTTTACAAGCCATCCACCATGTACTTCAGCACGTTCATGATAGGCATCAATTTGTTCCCATTCCATAATTCCTCCTAGTCAAAAGAACGCCCCACAACCAGAGGCTATGGGGTTAAGAATAGCACGTTAGATTTTGTTGTCAAGCACGTTCAGTGAGAATGTGTAGGTATTTATTGTAGTTCACTTCCCCCGGCAATTCCTTATGAACATAATCAACAACTTTGGCTTCAAAGAAGTTCTTATGTCTGCCAGCACTAAGTAGCCACTCCATCCACTCCAAAGGATTCTTAGGGACTTCTGTAAAGCTAATGTACCCACGCTGGAACAATCGAAGCTTCCCTAGATAATGAATAAATCCTTTCATTCCCTCCACAGTCAAATCCTCCCCACCACCAAGCTCAAACACCAAATCAATGTAAACATCCTCAGCTTCTTCAAACTTCTCAACAAGCTTAAATGTAACATCCTTCAGAACTAAGCGTTCAACTTCTGTCAAATCATTTTCCATTTCCTTGACAGTACGGATATTGTTGGTCACGTGTTCTTGCTCATCCTTTAGTGACCACTCATTAATATCATTGAAACCATTAAGGATACCCGAACGCTTCTGATTCAGCAATGTTGCAAAGGCACCAAACAAACCAATGCCCTCTCCCATAAGAATCTGAGTCAGCTTAATTGCAGCACGGAGTTGATCACTCGCCCCAACTGGCGTCAAATCCTCTACCATAACATCTAACTTATCTGCCATCTCTTTATATGAAGCAAAAGCAGACCAATCATCGTTACTAAAACCAAAAGTCTCAGCAGCTAGAGCATATGCACGTTGGTGAATAACCTCACGAGCTGCAAAAGTCATAAGCATGTTTCTGATTTCATTGTTCTTAATCAGATGCAAAACTTCTGTATAACCACCACCAACAGTCTTGTCCATCTCTGTAAATAGACACAAAGTCTTATCAAGGATATTCTTATTCTGCTCGTGACTGATACTCTTCGTCTTCAGACCATCCTTGGAAAAATACTGCTGAATATCATCTTGCAAGTTAATTTGATGTACGTCCCAATACATATCAATATTGTGTTTCTGAGCTGCCTCCGCAGCCCAAGAATACGTGAATGGGCGATACGATTTACTCTCTTCAAAAACTGACATAGTTCTCCTTATGCTTCACAAGCTACACAGCCATTATCATATTCAATCTTCTTTCGTACACTGACAGCATTGAGCGGTTTATCTGCACCTGTACCAATGTTCGCCTTATCAGCACCTTCAGCACGACAGTAGTATAGAGTTTTAACACCCTTAGCCCAAGCAGCCATGTGAATATCCGACATTTCTTCTTTAGTAATATCAGCAGTAACGAAGATATTAACAGATGTGGCCTGACAGATATGAGGTGTCCGTGCTGCTGCTTGCTCAATAATGTACATTGGACTTACTTCAGACGATGTTTTAAACACTTCTTTTTCAAGGTCACTCAGGTAGTCCAAGTGCTGAACACTTCCACCATTATCCTGAATACTTTTCCAAGTTTCTTTTGTGTTTTGACTATACTTCTCCAGAGTCTTCTCAAGGTATTTATTCTTGATTAGAAATGCTCCAGCACGACCATCAGCAACAAAACAATTATCCTTCCACGGCTCAATACTAGGGCTAACACCAACCAAAGAAGATGAAGACGCATTAGGAGCAATTGCTAGCAGGTGGCTATTACGCATACCACTGCCAACACAATCAGATGCTTCCCCACGCTCTTTAGCCAACATCAGGCTTGCAGCGACAGCTTTCTTTTTAATGTTCCCGTATACCAAATGGGTGTGTTGAATTGCACTATTAAATCCGCCACTCTCAAATGGGATCATTTTACTTTGCAAGTATGAGTGCCAGCCAAGTGTACCTAAACCAATAGCCCTCTCTTTACTTGCTGAGTAAACGGCCTTACTAAGTTCTTTTGGAGCAAGACGAATAAAGTATTCAAGCACATTATCCAGATAACGAACCAAGTCTTCAACAATTTGCGTATCTTTCCATTCATCATACTTGTCAAGGTTCAAACTGCTCAAGCAGCAGACAGCAGTTCTTTTCTCAGAAGTCCAAAGTGTAATCTCACTGCACAAATTACTTTGTCCCACATGGTAGTGAGGGTTTTTAATCCATTCAGGAATTGCCCGATTAACTGTGTCCTTCCACATGATGTAAGGCTCACCAGTTTCAAAGCGCATCTGTAGAATCTTTTCCCACACCTCTTTGGCACTCAGGTAACGTCCAGTGGGGCCATGTTTAGGGTCAACCAGTTCGTAGTCTTCCCCTTTAATCACAGCAATCATAAACTTGTCAGTGATTGTCACTGCGTTGTTCATGTTAAAACATTTCTTATTCTGATCACCGCCAACAGGGTCACGCATACCAATAAACTGCATAATCTCAGGATGATCAATATCAAGATATGCTGCAACACTACCACGTCGAGAGCCAGTTTGCTTGTATGCAAGTGTATCAGCATCATACCCGCTCATGTGGGCCATAACACCAGTAGACTTTTCATCCGGACTACGATTAGCAGCCCATACACCGATACCACCCCCTGCCATTGAAAGCCACTTAGTTTCACAGCTTGCCTCTACTAACCCTTCCTTGGTATCAGGAATCTTTACAAGGAAACAAGAGATTGGCATACCCTCAGGAGAAACATTTTCTTCCATCCAATCGCCAGCTTCATCAAACTGCTCCTTGGTGAAAGTTGGCCACTCGACCTCAACAGCATTACTCAGAACTGGACTTGCGTTAGTATACCAACCTTTACTTGCATAGTCATAAATACGCTGAGCAAAGTCATAGTCACCAAAACAGTAGCAAGTCGCAGCTCGTGCAAAACCTTCTTGTGGGCTTGTCTCCCAGTCCTTCTTATAAAACCCTTTTCGGGTTAACATTGAGAAACCCTGCTCTGGAATGTCAGAGTCTCGTGAGTAATCAATCAAAATACCAAGGTGTTGCTTTACATTCCCCTCTTTCAAACCTCTTCCCCTTCTTCACCATATTTATCAATCAAATCACCACTAAAGTTACTACGCTTACTCATCACCATTAGCTCTGCTTTCATGTAAGAATCAGTGGTGCTAGCAATCTGATCTTCAAGAGACATACCCACTCGTTTCCATTTATCATCTCGACGTTGAACACCAGAGAATCGAATTGTGTCTACTACCTTATTCTGAAGGTTACGATGAAGTAGACGTTCTGTGTGCCAACCAAGGCTTACATCAATACCGTTTTCATAAAGAATACGCTCTACACTTTCAATATCGTTTGCTTTCCAACCCTCAACAAGCATCAAGTCTGAGAGGGATAGAGAGTAATCAAAATTCACATCATCTTTATAGTTTTTACTTTGCAATACATTATTCATATTATTCCTTATTAAATGCTTTTCGAGCTGCGTCTGTACGACTCAGGATTGGAGAAGCAATACTACGAATGGATTTGAGAAACTCCCGAAGGTGTTTTTCATGTGGTTCCAAATAGTGTTTACCTAGATTCTTGTAAAACATCTCAATGAAAGCATCATCACCGTAACCTGCTAGTGCTTCTAGAGCACGAAGCTCACCTTCTGAGACAGTAAATTTAGCTTCAAGGTTTATGCTGTGACGTTCTGTAATCTCTGCCATTTAATAACCCCTTATTCAATCATTTCTTTATAGGCTGCTTGAGGCTGAAGACCTTCTTCATACATCTCAAGAAACTCCGTAATGTCTTCTACGATAATCAGCAGAGCATCTTTCTTCTCAATAAAATCTCGTGTGGCAATAATATCTCGTAGGTCAATCATCCATGTGGAGAGTGGGTAGTCATCTCGTTCGTTAATCATTTAATCACCTCCAGTCAATGCTTTCCAACTTACAGGGAATAGCTCTGCAATCTTCTCACCAACAGGCTCTGCAAGGAGTCGTACTTCATACTGAGCAGTAGCTTCTGTACGTTTGTTGTAGAAGTTGGCAAAGCTTACCAGATTGCCAGTCCAAATCCAATTAACAATTGCACCTTGAGGGAGAATAAACCGTGCTTGCTCAGGGCATACACCTTTGTCAACCATGTCAGTGTAGAGTTGTACGCACATTGTCGAGTAAGTCTTATATTCCCTCTTCCAGTAATCTGATTTAGGATGCTCACCAGCACTTCCTTGTTTAATACTCCCTTCAGGCTTTGCACGAAAGAACTCAGGAATATAAATTTCTGGTGTAGAGCTAATATACCGGCGGCTTTCTTCATTCTCAACCATGCCGATCTTGTGCTTAAAAGCTTGAGTGCGAATAGGCACTGGAGCTGAGCAACGGAACTTCAATGCTGTGTGAGCAAATGGAGTCCAGTGATCGTATTTAGCAAGGTAGTTGATAAGATTCTTGTCTGAGTCTTTCAGATTAAATTCAATACCCGGAAACTCAGTCTCTTCCCACTCACTTTTCTTATTGAAACTCACTCGCGCTGCGTCAACAACAGCCAGATCATCACCCATGTAGTCTAGCAGTTCTGCTTTAATCTGTGTCATTCATCCTCCTTATTCAACTATCCAACCGACTAGACGCTTCATAATTATCTGCTCTAGTATTCTCAATATATTCTACTTTAGCTTGATAAGCAAGGATTTCTTTCTCAGCTTCAAACCAAGACAAAGGCAGATCAGGATAGCACACCCAAGCAATCCCTGATGCCACCGCTATATCATAATCTCTTTTGTTCTTAACGTACAGTCTGTAGTCTACACGTTCTCTGTCTGTTGGAACAAATGCATGAATCATTTTAGCACCATATCTACAACATCTTTATAGATTTCCCAGTCGTGTTCAACCACAACACAATCTACAGGTTTAATATTGTTATCCCATATTGTACACCAAAGATTTGCAATCTGATCTTCATCTAATCCCTTCAACTTAACCACAACATAACGCTCTTCCAATCTATTATCCATAATCCCTCCTACGGAATAAATTTATCCAATTCTACAGTAACAAAGTCAACAGGTTTGCGAATTTTATTACGTGCATCACGAACAGTGTAAAAAGGAAGTCCATTATAAACAGATGTTTCAATAAAGAACTCATCGTCTGGATGTTTAACTTCCAAACCTTCCTTGGCACTACAAGCTTCGTAGTAACTATTAAATACTTTCTTACTGTTATTGTCAATTACTTGTTGCAAGGCACCCGCTACATCAAAGCCTGCTTTAGTGTGTTGCTCAATACGCCAAGCTAGAACAAACAACTCATCACACAGAGCATCAATGCTCTCTACAGCGTCATGAACATTAGCTGCATCAAAGCCTTCTGTGGATTCTTCAATCATCAAAGTAGACTGATTCTCTATAGCTCGCCAGTATTCAAGTGTATCGTATTCTGGAACCTTGTTACCAGCTTTGTAATTGAAGCTGATTGCTTGCTCCAGCAGGTTTACTAAATCTTTCACTTACCCTCCCAAATAATTTCAAATTCATATTCACCACCAAGAGCAGGGTCTACTAGCACTTCAACAATACCATAACTCTCATCCTCTGGCATAAAGAAGACTGTAAATCCTGCTGTACCAGAGTAATGTATGCCCCAATCTTGTTTTGCAGATTCAATTACCCTATCAATAGAGCGTTGAATATCAGCCTCAAGTGTCTCAATAGTTGCTGACGCTAGGTAGCGGTTACTATATGCAAGCCAACGGGCTGCCCTTGATATAGATTCTTTGTTGATACTAATTTGCCTATTCATTTAACACTCCTATAAATATAACTCACACAACCGTTCAACCACCCCAGCATTCCACTCGGAGAATGAATAAGCTACATTGCATTCTACAGATTGTGTGTAGTTGGTGGCGAACAGTACACGTTGATCATAGTCGAACCCTTTCAAATGGTCAAGACGATCATCAACATGTGCCACAACACTCCCTTTCATCAAATGCTTCTCTTTGGTTAAGAGCACACCCACATTAAACGAAAAGTGCTCCTTGAGCCAGTAGTATTTGTTCTTATGGTGCGTACCCTTTGCTTGGCTAATGAAAGCAATGTCAAAGTGTTTTGACAAAGCCTCCAAAGCTTCTACAGACCCCTCCAGTGGCTTGAACTGGTTATAGTCAAGTGTCCTCCAGTATTCATATGGATCAGCTACAGTTGGGTACATCTTGGAAAGATCGTACTCTAACATTCCATCTGTTCGATGTACAACCTTTCCAAAACCATTGAAGTATTTAAGATAATTCATCCACCCAATATCAGACGGGCAAATTGTCAAATCGCAATCAACTCCAAGAATGGGTTTACTCATTATCCTTAGCCTCAATCAGCATGCGCTCACCAAAGAATACCACTTTCTCAGAGTCATAGACACCATTGTCATAGCCCTTCTTCTTAACACCTTGGCGGGCTTTAGCCTTACGCCAAATTGCTTTGAAAGCATTACCTTCAGCAAAGGTCATTTGCAGGGACTCAATTATGTCATTGCACTCAGCTTCGTATGGATCAGGCAGAGTTGTTGGATGTTTGACATACACTTTGTAGTAGTCCGAGCTAGAGCCTGTGTATTGTTCTGTATTTTGCACAGCAGCTTTACTATCCACCAAAACCCAAACACCTTCCTTGATTCTTGTTTCTACCATCTTCTTCCTATGTGTTTGACCCTCAGAGAAGATTTCAGAGTCAGATAAACGTACAAAGTAGTGGTCTTCATCATGATCGTGAATTTTATAAATGTAGCCTTCACCCTCGACCTGAAACTCTTTGCCTATAAAGTTATCGGCAACCTCCTCTTTTGTATTCAATAGGATTAAAGGGTTGTTACCAAAACTTCGTGCATCAATAGTGTAATCTGACTCATGATTTAGCAAGTCGCAATCATAACCCTTTACAAACCAACGCTCTCGTCGCTCATCATACCCTGTCAGTTCTACATACTTTTCAATATTACTTGAATCCAATCCCCAACCACCGAAAGCAACCAAAACAACATCACCTACCTCCAACTGATAATTGCGTTCCACATTCTCCTCCTTTCCTGCGTGTTCAAAGTAAGTCTGATCCATATTCAACAGGATTGTATCACCCTTTTCTGTTTCAAGATAACGAATCTTTTTCGTATAACCTGTATGCAGCTCTTTGACGAAATAAGTCACACCATACTTCAGCTTCTTAAACTTGTAGTTCTTATAATTAGGGTGAATCCTTAAGGCGTCACCCACATTGATTGTAATATCTTCACCGTAAGGCATTTGGTTTCCTCCTAGCTTGTAATATTTGAAAGCAAGCTTTCTCGCTTCTCTTTCGTAAGCAAGTTTACTCTACTTCGACGTTGAACACCAGTGATTTTGTTACGATAGCGTTTGTATTTACCAAGATTACTGTAATGATAACCATCCTCTTCCCAAACATTCATGTCCAAAACCTCATCAACATAAACATCAAAGTTTGGAAGTGTATTATCCCAAGAGCTGAGAATATCATAAAGCTCTTCCAAAGACAACACATCATTGATGTTATAAAGCTTCATCACCGCCCAAGCTTCTGGATTGTTCTTCATGCATTCTGCCCAAAGATGATGACCAGCAAACTTACCATGTTCAAGCTTCTTGTGACGTGTGCAAAGTTGATCTGTCATGTACTGAAGTTTGTTGCTTGTGAAGCCAAACTGAGCCTTAGCAATGTTGAGCGTGTCGATCTGCCTGAATGTACTTGGTTTTGGATAACCATTCAGTACAAGGCGGGCATTGATCTTTTTCACATCAAATCGCTTACTGTTCTGCCCTACAACAATATCAGCTTCGTTCAAGATCTTCCACAGGCTTCCCAGAAGCTTACTATCATCCTCAAAGTCATCAGAGCCTTGCAAGTCTTCGTAGATAACATCATCACTCCCTTTCCACTTAGCACAATAGGAGAGGATAGACCAATCTTCTTGGATTTGATTCAAACCAACATTCTGGTCAAACAGTCGCCACACATGTGCAAGGATAGGTTTCGTTTCAATGTCGATGAAAAGAATCTTTGGGCCTTGTTGCTCAGTAGGGCTGACTTGCTTACTGTCAAACATAAACTTAAAAAGATCATTTACCTGAGTCTTACTTTTACCAATAATATTAGCAATTGCACGACCACTGAAACCCTTGTCACGTAAACTTAATGCTTCTTCGTGCCATTCTTTTTTGATCAAAACTTCTTCTCCTTACTCTGGCTTCTCAAACGTAAAATTACTTGGACTGTCACAACGATATTCATCAAATGTGTTATTGAACATGGTATAACAGTCTTGCTCACCAACAGACAACATTTGATTAAACACAATTGACATACTTGCAGGAATCAAATACCAGTGACAATCATCGTCTTTGATAAAGCGATAGCGAGCTTCTTCAGTCATCTTTCATCCTCTCAATTAATTCGTTCAATATTTCCAAATTGAACTGACTTACGCTTTCATAAAGCTCAGCCTTTTGCCAAACAGAATACGAATCCCATTCTCGCAAGCTTTTATCAATCACTTTCTTATAAGCTTCAACGTCATTGATAGCATTCTGAATCTTGAATAAAGATTCTTGTTTAAGCTTATGTTGAGATAGATCAATTACGTCAGACATAAATCTCTCCTAGTTAAACGCCAATGGAAACCAAAGGAACAACCGAAAATAATAATCCACGATCATTGCATTGTAGTGGTTGTTCCAGAAGTCGTAGAACAAGTATGCGTATGCGTTTTTAATTAGTTTCATCTTTATTCCTCCAGTTTAGTAGTTGAAATACAATCTGCAAGCTTCTGGTTATTACTCCACACTTGGACAGTTCCTGCATCACTGAGGCTGCCTTCTTTAAGTGCATAACTTGAGTGAGCGGTGATTGTCCCTTCCTTAACAGGCTGCATAGCCTTCAACATTTCAATGCTGCGCTCAATATTCTCAAGACGTTTGTTCAAGAGTTCCCAGTCATAGTCAGTCACCATCTTCTTGTTCCTCAAACGGAATGTGTAAAGGTTTCAATCCAAGTTCTGAACAAGTCTGCCAATAGTCTAGCGACTTATCACTGTTCAACCGGCAAGCTACAACCATTATGTCGTAATAAGGGTGCAGTTTTCTAGGTTCAAAATAATTCCACTCGTCAATCATTCTCTTTCTCCTTTAACACATTACGAACAGCATCTCTACGAGCATCTTTGTTTTTAGTATAACCTGTCACACCATTCTCTACAAGGTATGCGTCAATGAGTTTAGCAGGTTGCTTACAGATTGCAATTACTTTCTTCTCTAGTCTTGCATCCTCTATAGAAATACCTTGAGACTCCGCTAGGGTCTTGCAAGCATGGTCGTCACGGCATAAAATCTGAAGCTGATCAAACCCAACCATCAGGATATTGTTGAAGTAATTCTCAAAGTCCTCAACCTTGGTAAAAGTGTGGTTGCCAAACTTGTGATCAATCTCTACGTCAGTCAGCTTGAACAACTCACCACACATCTCACACCTCACCAACCACTTTGTACGTGTCTTATCATCCATGTCTGGAATCGTATTCATGTACAAGTAAGCAAGCTTCACATCACTCTTCATCCAAGCTGAGCGTATAGCTCCTCTGACGACGCTCAGGACGTGTTTTTCTTGAGGCTTGCCGTCTGCATCAAGTTTCTTTAAAAACTGCTGTAGCTTCGCCTCACGCTTCTTAATGTCTGCTTGTGATGGGACTGTCACTCAATTACCCCATACAGGTACAAACACTTCTGTCTTCTGCTTAGTAACATAATGAGCTTCAATGATTTGCTCTGGAACAAGCTCTTGATACTCTTCTACTTTACAGAAGTCCATAGAATCCCATTCTGTACCATTACTGTCATCCCACATACCATTCAGAGTAATGCAGACATTCAGGAAATCAGAAGCATCAACATCTTCATTTTTCAGCTCTTCAATATCTGTCTGAGTGATTGTGTAAGTAGCTGAGCAATAGAAGCTTGAATATTTACGATGCTCTTTCTCAAACTCACCCATATCTGCAACGTAGTCTTCCAAGTACGACTTAGTAATTTTATTCATAGATAGTTCCTCTCAAATATTTATTCAAATCCCATCCATCCTTCTCATACCGTAGCAAATACAAGAAGAATCCATTTTCATCTAGACACTCTTCCCAACCCTCTTCCTCACCGTACATTGCAGAATAGCATTCAAATACACGAGAAGCTAAATCAACTTCTGTCTTGCAATCAGCAAGAATCTTCTTAGCCGTAGCAGGGCCAACGCCTTCCACTTTAATACCAAAACGTTCCTTGGTGATCTTAGAAAGCTTTTCAATGCCCGGAATATTATCTGCACTGTCTCCAATTAAAAGCTGTGTAGCAAAGTTATAAGCCTGTGTGAAGCCATCATTCCAGAAGATTCCATTCTCAAGCTTGTTGTAGTTCAATAACCACCCACGACTGTTGGCAGCGAGGTCTTTATCGCAGAAGGCTAGAACAACATCACACCGACTTTTATCACCTGATTCTAAACCCTTACGATAACTCTCCCAAGCCATGATGTTGCACGTATCATCTGTTTCACGGCCTTCAGAAAGAATCACACGTCCTTTATACTTCTTCAGAAAGAACTCTCTGCACTCTTCAAACAAGATAGGTTTTTCACTACGTTGTCCCTTGTAATCTACAAACCTAGACTTGAAGTCTTTACGAAAGTTCCCTTCTCCTTCAATACAAAGAACAAAATCATCACAACCAGCAGCGTCAATGATCTTATCCACTTTCTGCTTAATTGATTGGAAAGCAAATCGAGGTTCTGCATCTGGTTTAACCTCTGAAATCACTTCAAAGGAGTAATTCGCTTTGTCTCGGTTATTCTCCTTAGCCCAATCATTAAAAGCTGTCTTAGACTCAAATAGGCGCTGCGAACCATGTTCAATGTTTGTAGCTAGACATTTGTTTAATTGTTGTTGGGCTGCTGAGCTATAGAGGATAGTGTCAGCATCTACAACTAAAAGTTTTTTAGTCATATTTATACCGCCATCTTGAGAGAGTAGTTCTCAGTTCTTCATATTCACGCAGCATCTGTACCACCATTCCGTGTCCTTGGTAAGTTGGGCCGTTCTCAGGATTAGAATAGGCAGCGACCCACCACTGAATGCAATCTAGAGGTTGCATAGAGTCTGTTAATTCTTCTTCCAAGACCCCGCCGAGAACAAAACCTCCATCAAGAAAAGCACCCACTAGCTTGCGGGCGATGTGCTCACAATCTGACTTATTGCCACGATAAACCTCTTGTTCACCATCCCCTATATATACAGCGTAGGGGAAAATACCCTTGTCTGTTTTCCTAACTTGGTAACGATTATTAGCTATGTTATCCATAACTTCATGAGGATAATCACCAGACATGAGCACCCCCACGAACACGAGGCTTCACACCAGTAAGCAATTCAAATTGATGTGCTGTCTCTTTAACAACATCCCACCAATCTTCATCTACTTGTTGAAAGTTTGGAATACGAAAACCGAGAAACTGTTCATCAAGTGGTGAATCATAGTAATGACTTGCGGTTTCAAAATGCTCTTCAACAAACTCTTGGTAGCCTAAGTCTTGTTTCTCAGATTCAAGAGCAATAAAAGCTTCAAGGTCTTTAAAGTCTGCCCCAACAAGCAAACTGTGACTTACATCAATTCCCATAACATCCTCCTAAATAAAAGCCCTACTTACTACGGCAGGGCTTGTTTGTTGATTAATCTTCTTCGTCCTGAACTATATCTTCAAGGTCAACCTCAAACGGGTAACTGATACCAAGACTCTCATAAGTACATTCATCAGGAACATAAAGTTCGTCATAGTGAAATCCATCACCATCAATCAAACCAGAATCATAATCCAGTAAATCTTTGTCTGCCAAAGCTTCAAGTTTTTTGATTAGTTCACCGTCAAACGTGTAATTTGCGCTGCTAGAACCATCCCCACAATCCGTAACAAGAACATAAAGTGTTTTCATAATCCCTCCTTACGAATAAGTCTCTTGAATTTCCTGAAGCTCATTAAGCTCATCAGCTTTAGTCTTCAAATCATCTTCCTTAGCTTTGGCTACAACAGCTTTGATAATTTTCTTCACGTCTTTCTTATCGAAGCCTTCAGTGTTGTACTCTTTATCATAAGCAAATTCTGTAACCAACTCTTTCAAGTCTTCTTGCAGAGTGATGATTTCTTGAGCCAGTTGGTAAGCTCGGGAGTAGAGGTTCTGTTTATCTTTCATGTTCGGTTCTCCTATTATTTAAATCGAATTACAAAGGATTCATTTTCTTCTAAGTTAACACCAACAGCAGAGTCACCTGAATCATTTTCTACACTGAACACAATACGGTCGTAGTCGTAAGTGTCCATTTCTTCCTTAGTTAGGTCTGTAAGCTTCTTGTTAATTTCATAGCACTCAGAATCAACAGTGAAACCAAGAAGAATTTGCAGAGTGTAGGCCTCGTCTTCAGTTAGCTCAAGATTGAAACGGTTTGTCTTAGTTACCATGTATTTCTCCTATTCAGTTTTATTAAAGTCCGTGCATTTCACTTCACGAGTACCATCATCTTTGAAAACACCAATCACTTGCATCTTAGTGAAGTCTAGATGATTGCACTTTCTATGCTTGTGTTCACAAGTGATACACATGTAGCCCCTGGGGATATGAGATGGATTGGGTTTCATAAGTCTCCTTGAAACAGCCTCCCGTATTTCAGAGAGGCTTTAGATCAACTTAGATCAGAACGGGTCGTCGAAGTCTTCAGCTTCTTGTTGTACAACCGGAGCAGCTTTAGGAGCTTCTTGTTCAGCAGGCTTAACATCAGCCTTCTTTACTTTGTAACTCACCCCGAACACGTCATCATCTACAGTATCAGACGATGTAGCACCTTCGTAGACAACATGCTCAAGCACTTGAACAGTGTCCAGAGTTACAACAAGTTGACCATCACGATTTTTGTATGCAAACAGCTTAATGTTACACACGCTGCCGTTACCTACGTTGTCAGTGAAAGCATTACCTTCCTTGTCGATTACGTTGATAGTTTGCTTATTACCTTTCTTAGAGAACTCAGGACGGGTAACAGTGAAGCCCCACATACCTTCAACTTCATCGTAGCTCAGCTTACCCTCTGCAACTTGAGAGGACAGACCATATTTAATACGCTTTGGTGGCTTGGAAGTTTTGGTTACACCCACCTTAGCAAAGGTTTTGTTCACTGCAATTTCATCTTCAAGCTTGTCTTTAGTTGATTCATCAATGAAGACAGTGACGCTAAATTCCTTCTCCTCCGATTGGAATTTCTTTTTGACTTCGTGAACCACAGGGTAAAACACTGGAACATTCTTCAGATACAGATTGAAGGTTTCCAGATCACCTTTCTTCGGCAGTTCTTTCAGTACAATGCTAGTTTCTTTAGTCATGGTTATTTCCTCTTTCATTTTGGGTATGATTCTGTCCCGTTAATATGAGACTGTTTTTACTGCATTATCTCAAGCTTTCGACTTGAAATTCTTTTTAAGCTCCCGGTACACAGACCGGACGCATACATCCATACTTGCTGTGTAGACTTTGAACGATTTAAGCTTCCCCGTCAACACATCAAAATATTGCTTATTGTACACTTCCATTGTGTACGTTGTTTGTTCATCAGCACCAGATGTACGGGCTTGTTGACGCAGCTTACGAGCTTGTTTTGCATTCATTAATTACTCTCCTCAATAATTTTAGTAAGTTCTACAATGATTTCTTCAGCCATTGCTGTCTGACCAGTCGAATACCCAAGCTCAACATTATCATCAAAGTGGCTGTTATGCCAATCTGAAATGTCACCATCATTCAGTTGACCTGTGTAAGTCAAGTAGAACTCATCTTCAAAGGCGTGTTGTTTCTCAAGGCGTTTAATCAGCTCAAGTAGCTTCTCTTTCATATTTCCTCCTTATTTAAACTTAATTGTCACATCTTTATCACCATCATGCAACTCTTCTACATCACCATCTCCGTTGATGAATTGGAAGTATAGACGATTGTAGTCATCGCAGTCAAGCTCTCCTCCTGCAATTTCATCCAACTTAGCGTGAATACTATTGCATTCAGTATCCAAGCAATGACCAAGCAGAAGACGGAGAGTGTACACTTCATGTTCATCTAATGTCAATGTATATTGCTCTTCCGAACAATTTTCTTCACTGAAAGGGCTTGGTACAGCATCGTCCTGTTGCATACTCCATTTTACAAAATCATCATAACTCTCAAAGGTGTGGCTCACCATAACCTCACCAATGCTTTCTGTCTTACTAACGTATCCCATAAATCCTCCTATTACATAAAGTTTACAGCAATACCACCAAAGATCAAAGTGATGATATTCAGCATCACACCTTGCACCAACACACTCGTAGCACCTTCACTATTACTCAACCCTCGTACACCTTGCAGCAGGCTTGCAAACAATGCAATACCATATGCATGAGCCATACCAATAGATTGTACACCGAATGGCACGATGAACCACGTCCACAACGTAGACACTGTAAAGGCGCTAAACAGAGCCAAGACAATCATCACACCTACAATACCAAGACCTGCCAAAATTGCAACACCTACTTTGTCCATTTTACTCTCCTTATCGAACAAACTCCTCAAATACAAGCTTAGCTACAATCTGCTTGTGGCCAAATGTAGCAGCATATCGCTTATTAGCTCGTGCTTCCTCTCGTGTCTCAAATACACCAACAACACCAGCTTTGCTATCTACACAAGCCCAACCCTTGATGCGATTCTCGTACTTTGCAAACTCTTTGTCAATCTTTTTCATTTGTAGCCTCCAAAGCCTCAATTTGTACAAGAAGATCAGCAACATCTTCATCAGTTAGATAACCAAGAACATCATCTGTAATTTCTGTGTCATAGCACAGGTGCCATTTATCACCATCATAGAACTTAATTACAGCAAGCTCTTTCAAGCCTTCGTCACCACCATAAGTGTAAGTACCTCCCGAGATTACACTAGCTCCATAGCCATTGTCAAACTTGTGTACTGTCTGAGTACCACCATTGAGTTCACGTTCAATCAGAATCATCTTTGTTTCCTCCGTTATTTTCTTTTGACTGCATCTATTATAAACTAATTTACAGCAAGGTCAAGCGGTATTTTGGGTTATTTTAGTGAACTTCACACCAAGACTTACCCACCTTCCCTTCACCGGCTAATGGTACTTTCAATTTAAGATGCTGTCCAGCTTTTTCAATAGCTTTTTCAATCATTCTGGCTATCTCGTCTGCAATCTCCTCTTCACATTCAAATTCCACCTCATCATGCATGTAGGCCACGCGCTTTACTACATATCCTTTGTACAAATAGTATGGTTTACGGTCTTTCCACTTGAGGCCGCCTAGCCAGAGGTCTAGGAAGCACAAGGCATAATCCATGGCGATACCGCCGCACGACTGAAAGATTGTATTTAGCAAAGCACTCTTTTTGCGCGTGCAGAGCATACGACCATCAATTGCCGGGAGGTATTTCTCACGACCCGTTGTCGTCCAGTATTTTTCCAAGTTCTCTTTCAGCTTTTTAGTGGCTGGATTTGCTTCCCAGAAAGCTTCAAGTTTATCATTGCCCATCTTCACAGGAATGTTCAGTGTAGCGGCGAGCTTCGGCCCTGCACAACCATACATACAAGCGTAGTATCCGTTTTTACTCCAATCCCGATAAGGCTTGAAGGTCGGGTCGTCCTTACTGAAGTCAGCAGAGGTAATGTCAAATTTATTGACCTCTGGTACATGATCATAGAATGCAAATCGGGCGTTCTTTGAGTGTACATCGCCCTTCAACAATTCCTCTGCGGTCGCACCTCCATCATACTTGTAACAGTAGTGTCCTTGTACCCGGCCCTCTAATGCAGCGGCATCTCCAGCAGCAATCAACATCCCATCCCCTGCAATCCAAAGAGAGCGAAACTCCTTTCCAAGTAGAACTTTCTCAGACGCTTTCGGGACATTTACGCATGTACGATGCTTCTGTCTATGGGTCGCGGCTATACCTGTCCTGCCTGCACCAATACGACCATCCATTTGCAATCTTTCATTTGTCAACCACCCTTCCAGTACAGACTGACGGTTACGAAGGCTCAACCACTTCACAACCAGCTTAACAATGTCACCCTCAAGCTTCATAAGGTTAGGACAAATCTTACCCTGCTCCTGAATCTTAGGACTCGTCTGAATAAGTTGGCGGGTCTTAGGATCACGCATTGGTTTCCCGTCCGCTCCTCGTTGGAAATTCCAGAGTGTCGGTTTCCAGTTATTCTCCAAGAACCAATCTTTCATTTGATCTTGGTTAGCCATCTCCATAGGGAGCTTCACATCAAGCATTGAGCCTGCAATTACTGGATACTGCTCGCCATAAAATTCCCAAAGCCCTGTCTCGGAATTAAGAACGCCATTGTGCTTCTCAACAAACTTATCCCAAGCAGAGCTAAAATCACCATTCTTTTTAAATGGCTTTGCTGGCATTGTGTAATACTTTTCCTCAGACTTCTTCAAAGCCCGTGGAGGAAGCTTAGGCTCAACTTCAGCACGAATCTCTTCCATCATTTGAGCAATACGTTCTTTAAGTTTCAAGCCACCTTCAACATCAAACTTAAAGCCAGTCAGTTCCTGACAAGACATTAGGTAGAAGCCTTTTTGTCCACACTTAAAAGCATCAGTAATGCTAAAAGGTTTACCATAAACTTCTTGCCATTCCTTTTTAAGGTATTCATAAAGCATTACGTTAACATCAACGTCTCGCTCACAATACACATCCATCTCCGGATGCCATTGCATGAACTCTGCACCTTTTGGACTGTCCTTCTCGATCAGTTCAAGTTCAATTGCTTTTTCACGCCAATCAATCTTGGGCAAGCCCAGAATCTCACCAAAAGCCTCTACGCTGTGGCCTGAACGGTCTGGGTTGAGAAACATACTTAGATAGAGCGTATCGACAAACTGGCATGGCTTTCCTTCAATTGTGTCTTTACCGACTGTGAATTTAATGTCCAGAAGATTTTGCAGAACAAACATATCGTAACCAAGGCCAAAGTGGAAACCCACGGTTGGATTTGGTTTTTTAAAGATGAATGAGATTAACTGATCTTTGGCAGTAGTATCCTTAAATGGATTTACCTTGATCTTCTCACCACTCTGGATATTCGTAGCACATACTGTCCAAATTTTTGTAGATTCAAAGATAAAGCCATTGGCCTCAATATCTAGAATAATCTCATTCTCACCTAGCATTTGTTACTCCTTAGTAAATCCAAAATGTTCTAATTCAAGGGCTTCCCTATATTGGCATGCGGCCTCAAAAGATGCAAATCTTTTCTTATATACTTTACCTTCTTTATTTAACTGCGCTGTCCAAAGTTGACAGTCAATATCAAAATTAACCCCGGTACGCCCTGACGTATTAACCACAGATATGCCCTTATCGTATGCTTGTAAAGAGAGGTTTACCCATTCACAATTCTCTTTGCTATATTCCTTGGCAGCGCCTTTGCGATTAAGTTGGTAGCCATCAGGCCGCTCTCCCATATCCTCCATAAAATTTAACAGGCCTTGACCTTCAGGTTCCAACCATCTTTCACAAACATAAACACCAGTCGCACCATAGCGAGGGTAGCTGGTATGAGACTTTACATAACACCTAGAAATCATGCCTCTCCAAATTTTATACATAGGTGTCCCATACAATCCATGGAAGAAGTTTACTTGTCCAATCTTTTCCCTCGTCAAGCAGCCGCAGGATTTGGTATGCCCCTTCCGTAAATTGGCTCCATTGGTTGTAAACTCTTTCCCACAACTACAGAGGCAGTCCCACCTAACTTGGCCATGCTTATCTCTGCCTGCCTCGGAAATAACTTTTACTCGGTGAAACTCCATCCCTGTTAAATCAATCTTCTTGCCCATTAAAACTCCTGTGGATTTGCCAGCAACCAATCTTCATAATCGGAAAGTGTGTGTGTTTCATTTGAGTAGAAGAACTGCCCGGCAATTGGTGCAGTTCGGCCCGTCCAACGACATTTTGTCATCTTCATTGTAGTCACGTTTCTCAACACGTCATCTTCATGCTCTTTGTTCCGGGTAAACAGCAAGTTACAGGCGCTGCTCTTAAAGATTGAAGACGACCCCATAAAATCTTCTTCATGCAAATCAGCGCCGGTTGAGTTTGCTTTAGCTCCAGAAGAGCTTTTACGTACATGGCTAATCAGAATGAATGTAACTTGATGACTCTTTACCATGCCCTTTAGCCATTTCATGAATACTGACTGCTCTTCGTTACTCATCCCATCAAGTACGTCAGTTAGGGGGTCGAGAATAATAACACGACAATCGCAAGCGACAATCAGCTCCATGATTTGACTCTTCAAGCTGTCAAGGCCGCCATCACGCTCGTCAATTAGGTGGAAACGGTGTGTCCCATCATTATTTCGGAAAAGCTCATTAGCCTTTTCTTGAACATCATCAGTGTTAAGGAAATTAACCTTAAGCTGAGAATCATCAATCAGGTCAATCTTTTTACTAATATGCCGAGAAAGAATTTTTGTCCCATATTGAGCGCAGTCACTTTCAAGACTCACAATACCAATTTTGTGTGGACTATTAAAAACCCAATAATACACCATCTCCTCTGAGATTGTTGATTTACCTGCACCGCTCATAGACCCCATGGTTAAGATGGTTCCAAGTGGAATACCTCCTGCCATTAGGTTCTGGAGTTTGTGCATAAAAGGTGGAAGCGGAATTTTAGGAATCAGAGCAGCTTCCTTAATCCGATTCATCAGCTCCCCACTGCCAACAATGCCGTCAGGGGTGTAAGAGTTTGCCGTAAAAAAGGAATTAATAAATTGCTTTTCTTTACCAGCCTCCAACATGCAGTTTGCATCTTTCATTGGCAAAGCCATAACAAAGATTTTACCCTTTGGAAGAACTTTTGCAATCTTATCCACTGCTTTCTTGCCAGCCTCATCTTGATCTGCACAGATAATGATCTTAGTAAACCGAGAGAACCATTCATACTGAGCTTGAATTTGCTTTGCAGAGCCAGCTTCCCCAATTGTTGCACTCACTACTGGGATAGGCTCATACCCTTTTGTCTTCTGATAGTCTGCAAGCATCTGGAAGCAACTGAGGGCATCAATTTCTCCTGCTGCAATAACTACACGTTGCTCGGTTGTGTTTTTAAATGCAAATTGCATAAACATCTCACAATCTTTACCTGTTTCGCCAACAGCTTCAAACCGTTTAGGATGGTGACGCACCTTGTACCCGCTAATCTCATAATTTTGAGTAGTTGGATAATAGGTTGCTGATACACTACCATCCTCTTGAGAATAGGAGTATCGAACACCAAAAGGGCGAGAAATATCACTACGAATCCCACGATAGCCTTTACTGTCAGCGCCAGTTTGTTTCTTAATCTTCTCATTAACATCTAAATCAAAATAACTTCCCACTACATACTCCTCTTCATCATCTAAAATTTCACCATGTTCTGCAAGCCAGTCGTCACTTGGTATTGTAAACTCACACGCCCAGCAGAAGGCTCCTTTACCTTCCCCGTAGACGTGCAAATTATTCAAGGATTTATCGCCTCCACGCCGAATACAACGGGGGCAACCAGTCTTGTGTTCATGAGACATGTCAATCCCGTATTTGTTACTCAAGCCACAGTCCTCCAATTAATTACCCAAACACAACTACCCAAAAATCTCTAGCTTAGCCTTTCAATACCCATCATAATGATCATCAAAGTCATCATAATCCTGACTACCTGCCTCATCCTTCATAATCTCAAGAAGCTTCTCTTCAATCAACTCAGAATATTCTGCAATATCTACTTGCACTTCTGTTTCATTCCCATCTTCATCACAATCTAGCACTTGATTGCACTCCCAATCAATCTCTGTATACCCATAGCAATCCCAGTCACTGTCCGCTGATGGGCCTAGAGCTGGTTGGTGATGATAGCCTGTAACATTAACAAAGAATGTAAAGCTGTCGATGTATAGTTCATAGGATTTATCCATTTTACTCATCACTCATTCTCCCAAACCAATTTATATTCTTTAAACCATTCATTCCTATGTTTATTAGTCTGCTCATGAAATACTGCGTACTGAGATAAATAATGAGCAATCACCAACATATCCTGCTTTGTCAAGCTGTCTTGTGCATAACGTAGCTTCCACTGAAGCTCCCTACAATGTTCTACAGAGGGAATAATACGTCCACTTGGAGCTAACTTTGCATAACTCATCACTTATTCTCCTCATAATACTTAATCAAAGCCAAGAAGTCACTAAAATAACTCAACTTCACCATAGCAGCCAAACTTATCAGCAATCTTATTCCAAATGTCAACTTTAGATTGGTGTTCTTCTGCATGAAGAAGCTCAGAGAATACTTCCCCGTCTGTTGTTTTATACACAGTAATGACCTTACTCATTTCTCACCTCCACCTTGCTTCAAAGCATAGCTAGCCACAATCTCTAGCTTCTCACCCTTGATTACATGAATCTTATAATCTGCTGGGTAGTTCCCTTTAATCTCAATTACACGATTCAAAGTCTCTCGCTCAGAGTCGTATTGCTCAAGCTCCAGTTCGTAATCATAATCACCAAATAGGACGAAGTATTTCATTGTTTGTTCTCCTCAAGTACAGCAATATCAGTCCACTCATACTCAAATTCTGCACCATTGTTGCATTTGAGAGAACTAAAAGGTCCATAACCTTCTTCAATCTTCTGCCAACCACCGTTAGTTGCACAAACCTCTTCAGCATACTTAACAGAATATGGGTGTATTGCTGGTTCTAGGCTCAGAACAGTCCAAACCCATACAAGTAGTGCAAATATGCCAATAGCACTTGGATCATCGTTCATTTCCCATCCTCCTCTTCACAATCAATACTAATTGAACTACATCCTAAATCATTCAGATGGCCATTGCAACCACCATCAAAACACATTGTTTCGCTGTCTAGAACCTCTTCTGAGAGGCTTTGAGCTGCATCTCGTAGGGTAGCCTCACTTTTCAGTTTGCGTTGCTTAGAAGCGATTACAGAAGGCTTGTTGAAGGTGTAAAGATTCTTGGCTACTGGATTCCTCATGATTTAGTTGGCCAATAATAATGAACAATACAACCTACACAAAAGATTACACCAACCCAGCTCAATGTGCAAACGAATAGCGTAATGATAATGTCACTTTGTAAATCCTTTGCGCAACCCGCTTTGATTTCGATCCAATGCAGGAACAAACATAAAATAATACATGCCGACACACCAATCAGATAAATTCCCATAAATCCTCCTAAACTTTATTAAACGAAAACGGACTCTTGGCACTAGGCTTCAAATCCTTGATATGCTTATCATAGCCCTCTTTTGTGAAAGGTACAAGCCAAACATTCCAATTCTGATCTTTACATTCTACAGTATACACGTCACCCTCAACAGAAATTAGCTTGTGCCAGAGTTGTTCAGTGGCCCAGCAGTCTTCAGCAAAACCCTCCATCGTGTGAGTCTTACCTTGTACAGTGAATTGTACAATCAGTTTTGAGGCGTCAATTAGCATAAGTAATTCCCCTGTGGAATAGGCAGATTCCTACGCTTCAGCTCTTCATTAATCTTCCTAAACTCAGCCGAACAAGCTTCTCGCATAGAACGCTCTTTATACCATGATTCTCCCTCAGCTGCATTCAGATAGGACATTTCACGAGCTTGTTTGTGCCAGAGCTGTGTAAGTTCATCGTCTGTAGTGTTTTCAAATGTCATTCAGACTTCTCCAACTTTACCAGCTGAGACTTCAACCACTTAGTATACTCAGCCTTCCATTCGGGATCATCAAAATCACCGCTAAGTAAATCTACAGTCAACTCAACAGCATATTTACCCAAAGCTTCTGTGAAACCCCAATCTTCCTCTCGTTTGTCGATAGCAACAACAAGTTCAACGGGACTAACAGCTTGTAGAGTGTGCGAACACACCAATTCGTATACGTTTGTCTTTGCATAACCAAACGCTGCTGGGTATTCAACTATAGTTTTAAAATCCCAAAGGTTTTTCTTCCCGGCTTTCTTGAAATCTTTCAAATTACTCATCACTTGTAATCCTCACAACAGTAGGAAAGAAACTCATCTTTATACAGAGCATTCACTTTATCAGAAAACTCCTCATCCAAAAACTGATGTGTCCAGACAGAATGTCCCATACGCTTCTCAACATCCTCATGGAATGCACTGAAATTTGTAGTGGTGATGCCTGTGACCCCATGATTGCTAGAGCTTGTTCTTTAGTGAACTTCATTAGTTTCTCCTTCAGTTTGTTTTGATTGCCAACTAGAATACCACACATTCCTACAACGTCCAATGGATTATCGCTATGGCTTTGTGGGTGGTGATAGGCTCAATCTTGCTTCAACCTCTCCAAATAAATGTGACACACTTACTCTCTTTACGGGCTGCTAGAAAAGCCATGATTGCTTTCAGTAGGCTCTCTCCCCGATACTGAGAGGTATTTTGCCAGCAATCATCAATCTTTACAATTTTATTCACTTCATATGTCCAACCCATCAGTTAATCTCCAATTTAATCATCAACACTTGCTCTGCATTTTCAAGCTTACAATGGACTATCCAATCGATAAGATTTCCCAAAGTCCATTTATCAGGTAAAATATAGCTGGATTCTTCATAGCATATAGAACCAGTCAACATGTTTTCATTTTTCATATGAACCGAAATGACCATTAATCACCCTCCTGTGCAAGCCCCAATCATACCAACCAAAATTATTACAATAAAAATAATTAAAAGCAGCCAGAACTCTGCATTGTCTGCGTCCATAAACCCTCCTCTTCTCAAGATTTCAGAATGATGTATCTCAAAATCTGCTTGATTTCACTATCAAATACAGGATTTCCGGTTACAGGGAGATTCTCAATAGCCTCAAGAACATACTGACCTTGTAATTCTCGTTTGCACCACATACGAGCTTCCCCCGGTTATGTCTTGCAGATTATCAATATCTTCTTTAGTAGGTTGTTTCATCATTCCTCTCCTTTGTGTACTGTATACGAAACATTCTAGCAGCCTTGTTACGCTTGTGCAACATTTATTGTGCTCTTGGGCTACAATTTATGTGTTATTGGCTGATTTTGTGGCCGAGAAGCTACACAGTAGCGACTACCAACGACCTTGTACCCACAAATCAGCATGATTGCAAGGGCTGATCATCGTAACGCAGTATTCATTCCAAAATCCCGCATTCCTCTGAGACTATAGCCACCTAGTGAATACTTGTCAACCATTTTCTTGCAAAATTCCGCCGTTACGTTCATAAATTTCTATGATCTTTTCTAGATTGTAAGCCCACGTTGTTTCTGTATGCCCATCAGGCATGTCATACTTGCTGAGAACACCACACTCTAACTCCTGTTTACACTCCCTCTCTGCCTTCTTCGTAGAAGCGGTATCTGGAAACTCATGGAAGGAATGCTGTATTATCTTATAAAGAGATTTGGTATTTTGTTGTTTAGCCCTTTTTACGCTGTTTCGTGCAATGCCAAATTTAATAGCCACCACATTTGTATCGTCCATAACCAAGTTTACATATGCTTGCTGTTGGCGTTGCACATTACAAAAGCACGACCTTCTCCCTTGCTGTAGACCGGAACTCTGAGACTCACCTTGTCCTCCACACTCAGGACAGAATACATGCCAGTATATTTTGTGACCCATATTATTCAGTCTATCACTCCTCCAGAACTTAGTATCTGGATGAAATGCCCCAGAATCAAAGAATGACTGAATCATGACATCGTCAGGTTTTGTATTAACTTTAGAGATAGTAGTCAGTTGACATGCTGGGCAACCACGTCCAACATTAACTAGTGTGGCCACAATCCCACTCACCCACTCCCCATGTTTATCGCAGAGCATTCTAGTATTAGTTTTCTGATTAAGCCACTTACCCTCAAATCCAAGAAATGTATAACCCAGCTCAGAAGCTTTGCGTGAGCATAATATAGTGTATTGGGCTACAGTCCACAGCGGGTGGCTTCCACAACCACACGGAACACTACCCTTTAATAGGTTGCTTTTTAAACACTTAAAATAACCCTCGCCAAACAGATCAGGGTCTTTGGAACACTCATGGCACTTCAGGATATAGAACTTATTAGACCCTTTCCCGTTATCGTGCCCTACCACCTCTAACTGTGTATCCTTACCGAGTAGGGATACTTGTTGACTCCACTCGTCTTTCTGTAAACCTTTGTCACTAATCAAGTCTTTCAAATTCATCAACTTTACCCATAAAATAATTAACCCAACCATTATACACGACTTCACACCAATGTCCACAAATAAATTATTTTCTTGTGTTGAGTAGAAAAATGTTGACAGTAATCAGAAAGGGTGTAGAATGGTTGCCGTTGAATCATTTAACAGAAATGACACTTGGTTCAGCTCGTGTGGGAGTTTTTGGGTAAACCGCCTTGTACCACATTAAAGAGAAAAGGAAAGCAGGCTCAAACGTGGGAGAATGCCTTTAATTAGGTTGCTAGCACACGGCTAAGACTCCAGCAACGGAGGAAGGCTAGCACGGAGAAAGACTGGTTGCAAGGTCTTATCTGTCCCGCACCATTTTGGTGTGTCCCCTGTAGAGGGAAGAATCTTGTGGCTCCGGGCGAATAGAGAAATTTCTATTTTATTGGTTGACAGGTTCTGAGGATTGTTCTATAGTTCGGTCTAGGCAGAGAAATTCTGTATGGCTGGGCTAAGGGAGAATCTGTCCAGAATTTGTTCACCAAGCGAATAGAGTAATACTAGATAGTAATAAATACATAGGAGATTAGAAGAATGAGTAGCTGGGATTATCAAACAGAATACACCAAATTACTTTCCAAACTGGAAGGTCACACTGGGGATTGGATCAGCGTAGAAACACAAAACCCTCCCACAGAGGGTACACCTGTTTATTTCATGTGCGGTGTTGACTACAAAGGTGAAGCTCTTTATGATGTTGGTTATTGGGCTGATTACACAAATACACATTGGTATCAGCTCTGTCTAGAATCTGGTGAAAATGCAATTGCTGGTGAATGGGATACTGAGTTTGGCAATTGTGAAGTTACTACAGCTTGGAAGTTTGTGGAGTATAAGAAATGATCACACAACTAAATATGCACACAACTGTAGCAGGAGAATTACCTAAGCTTATCCAACAAAACAAAGCTCAAACATTTATTCCTTATGCTGATGTATTGAAGCTTAAAGACGAATTGGTTGCAGCTTACGAGCGTGAAGGACATACGGTCTATCAGAATGCTTGTTGGGTATCTTTCCTATTGACAAAGGCGGGTTTGAAATGATCAAACACAACGGAGAATACTACACTTGGGAAATGGTGTACAAAATCTCAGGACTCTCTGGTGAAGATTTTCTACATGATAGTGTAGGCAGTTGGGAACATTTCATTCATTGTCTTGAGAAATGGGAGGATAAATCATGATCGTATCAGAACTAATCGAAACCTTGCAGAATATGCCGCAGGATGCTAGAGTCATGTCACTTGATGACAGCTATTACATGAGTTATGCTGAAGTGAATGCTGTTAAGCAAGAAAACGTAGGTTGGGATGCCGTGAATAATGAACCAATTGTTGAGGTGTATATTCTATGACTAAAATCCCTTACGGAAGTCCGGGTAATATTCCACCAGTTGAAGGCGTGATTTCATCACAATGTAAAGCAGATGAGTTTGAGAACTACATACGTGAGTTTGGTGTAGTAAATGCTTGTGAGTGGTTTAATCATAGTTATGATAGTGAATTTACTAAGGAGACTATTGAACTGCTGCTTGAGCGTAGTGGTCTGGAATATTCTTATCACTGAGGCTTGACACACCAACACAGATGCCCTAGACTATCCTTTCATTAACGAACGGAGCTTTACAGATGAACTACTACACAGCAGACATGAGTGATGACGAGTTTGAGGCTAACCGTAAGAGGGCTTATGAATTTTATGAATACTACGTCTATGGTTCTGGTTGTGCTCCAAGCTTCTCCAGTGGAATTTGTGAGTCTGTGACAGCAGGCTATGGACGACTTGACTACTACGGCTACTGGGAGTATCCTCTAATTGTTGATCAAGAAACCTTGAGAATTATCCCACTGGAGTCAAAGCCTTGAACTTATTCGCCACCAGCCAATGCCCTGTACAGTCTGCAAAAGAACATTGCAACGTACATAACGTGAAAATGATTTTGGAAGTGGCACAGATGCTCAGTACAGCTCATTTCGTTTTAGATGGTGTTCAGGTTGGTTATAAGCCTACCCATAAAAATCATCCGTGCAGCGTTTTCGTCCGTAGCACAAGCGAAAACTACAAATGGCGTATGAGCATCTACAAGCTTTGCTATCTGAATACACATTCAGAACAGGCAAAGTGCATAAGTCGTCTGAATTGCTTATTTCCTTAGCAAAACAGCCCTCTAAAATCGAGATTGGCGAGAGGACGGGCTTTGCTATGACTATGCCTGAATCCTTTCAAAGACTGGGCATTTTTGACCAGACAAAAGCGTACCAAAGTTACTTGCGTTCCAAGTTCACCGAGTGGCAACAGCGTGAAAAGCCAATTAAAGTGTGCTGGGGCTTGCGTGGTTCTCCAGATTGGTATAAAGTGTAGTTGTTGATTAATCACTAGGAGAATAAAATGAATTTTAAAGAGTTGCTTGACTATCCTGTTGAAAGTGTAGATAACGATGCTTATGTTCTCGTTGGTTTCTATTACAACCATCTGCAAGGTATGGACGATCTGTATAGTCTCGATGATTCTTTTAAAGCACAGGACAGAATCTCAATCCATTACCTAAAAGACTTTTGCTTTGATGGTCGTAGGGTTTGGCGTCTTTACTATGTAAAATTTGATGGTCAGCTGGTAATGATTTGCAAGAATGCAGGACGTGATGGGGATGACCATCACGGTAATAAAATCTTCAATACAGAAGCATATTCTGCAATGATCCGTTATATTAAAAGTTTTGAAACTGTTGATGATTGTGATCAAATGGCTGCAACTTTAGAAGATGATGCCTCTGAGTTTGTAAGCTTCTACGGTAACAGTCTTGGTAGTTATTTTGAAAGATACTAGGATATGACTAAATGAACCGTACAATCGAAGCAATCCAAAAAGATATATCCAACGACTTTGCTTTATCTGACTTGCTTTCTGAGCGGATTAAAGCCAACATTCAATCTGTTGCAGATGAAGTGCTGATTAAATATCCCTATCACAAGGATGCAATTGATAGTATTAAGCTGGGAGCTGCTGAAGCTTGGGTGAGTAGGTTGTGTGGGATGCTCACTACAAAAGACAGGGATTATTTGTTGCAGCTTTTACAAAATATTGGTTGACAGCAGACGATATGCTGTCTATGATCGTACACAGGGTACAAACACATTAACGAAATGTTGGAGGAAATAGAGATGCACAATCCAGACAAAGAATTTGCCGAATTTCTTATGTGGATAGTCGTGGTTGGTGGTATTGCGCTTAATATCTTTGTTGACCGCAATGTATACCCACGAGAAATTATTAAAGCTCAAGAACTTTGCAAAGAAGCAAATGCAGAACTTAAAGAGTTTAATGTAGGGAGCCTCTATATAGATGTTCTGTGCAGCAATGGTGCCAAATTTAGATTTGATGCTCAACAAGTACCAGACTCAGAGAAGGAAATCTAAATGCACCAGTCCACATACGAATCATGGACAGCTCTTAACAAGCAAATGTCCAAGGAAAAACCACTACAATTCGCTGTTTCGTTTGATAGTGATGAAAAGGTATGGACTTATAGTCGGCCAGCTGTTTATGTGTCAATTTAATAAGACTTTATAGAGGAGAAATATTATGGTAGTTCTTTCTGTCTGTTTGTGGATAGGTGCATTTTGCATTGTAATGTTCATTAAGAACGAGTTTACTTATAAGATTCAAATTGGTTGGGTTAATGATGTTTACAACAATCAAGTTAACGGAGATGGCACACTTGATTACTCAGATATTCCAACATATATGTCTACCCTGTTTAATCCGTTTCTTTGGAGACATAAACCACTTAGTGAAGTTTTAAGTAAAGGCTCAAAATAGAAAATCTATCAGCCCCAGACGATCAATAGAAATTATTGCATTGTGCTGGGGCTTCTTTATGCCTATAATTTGACGTAACAGAAAACGAAAGAGGGTTTTACAATGAGTCGTTACTTCATGGTACAGAGTTGGGTGGGTTCACATGAAAATGAACCTGACTACAATGGAAATCAATGTGGCCAGCGCAATGTACGTTCGTCTGAAGTTGTCCCGTTGTATGATCAATACGGAAATGCAAATATTAAAGCGTTCAGCGATGAAGCTTTGTTAGCAAAGAAGAAATCACAAACTAAGAAAACCAGCGCGTTCGATAGCATCATGCTCGCTGATCGTAACTACTCACGTCTTTGTGGCTTATCTGAACAGTTAGATGCCGAACTTGACCAAGGCTTAATAGACTTAGAAAGCTGGGCAGCAGCTAGAAAGAACATTGACCAGAGACTTGCTAAAGCATGGGCAAGAGTGCAGCGTGAACGGGGTTGGGAGGGCCAAGAAGAGCTTTTAGCGCTTGAGCAATACCCTAGCCAGCCTTTAGACTTTACGCTTGATATAGGGCATTCTAGGGCGCTTAGAATCAATGCTAATCCAATAGACTACAGTGTTTTACCACAAGATAGCCTGTTCAACAGCTTGAGTGATGAAAATTTATTTAAAATTAGCTACACAAAGCTGTTGACAGCTGTGAAATGGATGGCTAAGATAGCTGCAACCGGTAAGAAAATTCTAGAGGAGGGTTTGGTATGAATTTTGAAATGGGTTATATTGTAGGCTTTGGTAGCATGATAGGTTTATTGCTGATTTTAACTTTTCAAGAACCAACAAAAGAACAAATCGGCTACACATATCAGCAGCTTAAAGAAATGAAAGCAGAATGTGAAAAGGATTTGCCACGATCTACAGAATGCAGTATTGTTGTTTACTATCTGCCGCAGGCTGAATTGGAGAAGACAGAATGATCAACATTTGGGATTTGAAGCCTGGGGACTTATTTAAAGTGGAAGGTTCCGATGTGATCCTCGAATATGTTAAAATTGATGGTATGTATTCTCAGGCGCTTACACGAGATGGTCAAATGACTTTGATTGGTTTGTGTCGTGTAGAGTTGGTTCAAGGTAAATAACCGAGGGGTAATGATTATGAAAATTGGTGATCATGTAACAATTTCAGCCAAGTATAGCACATTCGATAAGATGACCGGAGTCATTACTGACATTGTAGAAGGGACACCTTTGCCTTTTACAGTGAAGTTTGACAATCCAGAAGATGACGAAGAAATGTATTTTAGCGAAGAGGAGTTGAATAAATGAATATCAAACAGGCAATTATTAAAACCAATGATGTGTTGGTTTACATTCTGTTAACCCTAGTTGTCATTACAGCAGCTTTGGTTGCTATTAGCGGTCAGCCTATTTATGGAACTATTGTTCTATTGGTTGGGTTTGTTATTGTCAGCGTTCTTTCTGGTTTTTGGATTGCTGTTAGTCAGATAGCAGACTCCGCACAACGTAGCGCAATCCTGCAAGAACAGCATCTAGAGGCGATTAAGAAATTTAATCGAAGCCTTGAAGCTCATAGAGAATTACAATTTCCACATGAATGAGTTTGTGCTATTCTTTAAACATTGAAGACAAACACAGAGGGCTTAGAAACATGGACAAAGTAAGAGCTTTAATCATTCGTGCATGTAAAAGCAACAACACAGAGCGCAGATTAGAAAGGATTTACAAATCTGTTTATTACGGACAGTTTGATGAGCGACACTTGCTTATAATCCTAGCCAATATCGTAGGAGATTATCAACTCATTCGTCCTGTCAATCTTATCATGGAGCTGAACCCGCAACAGGCATGGAAATATGGCGGCAAAGAGTCAAATTCTTATGAAAAGAATGCTTGCATGTGCCTTCAGAGTGTTATACGATTAACAGAAGTTAGCAAGCTGCCTGATTATCCAGTGCCGGCTAAATTCAGAAAGGACTAAAACCATGTTCACACAGACAAGCTTCAATAATCCTAAATTCGCTAAGCGTATCAAACGTGGCTTGTGGCTTGCTAAGCTTCAAAGCATGAAGACTGGCAAACGCTCTACAGAATATGTAAAGAATCGCAAAGGAAGTGCCTGTATTCGTATAGACGTGTATTCTGATGGTAGTATGGCTGCTTATGCTTCGGGAATGGGTAGCAAAGATATATCGAAAATGATTTTGAAAGCACTTGACAACTAAAACACAAACAACTAAGCTTTACACAACACAAACAGCCTAGGAGGCTAGAAAATGAAAGCAATGAAAATGCAATCGAATGTACAAGCTAACACCATGAATGCTTGGGAGTATGAAGCCGAAAAACGCCAGCAAAAGAAAGCAAATAAAAGCTTGCGGGACATGAAGAAAGGTCGTAAGATGCAATGGCAAATCGAAGCTTAAACGACATAGTCTTACAATGTGTCGCAATTCCTTAGAATTTAGAATATAAAGAGATTACACAAAATGCTCAATCAATTCAGCCTTGACCAACTGGCACACAAAGCAGATTGCGAAGGTAATCTATTAGCCTTGGTCATTCTTGATAAACTCGATGATGAAATTCAGGAAGCTGTAGAACAGGCAACAGAAAAGAATGATGCAGATTATTATTATGAAATTTTCGATGCTGTAAATGCTGAAGAGTTTTTGATTAGTGCAGAATGGTATAAACTAGACGACATAAAGCAGACAAAAGACAGAATCATTTACATGGTGCAAGGATTGCACGAAGACACAAGTTGTTATAACAATCAAGTAAAGCTTTGGAAATATAAAGGTTCGGATTGTTGGCATCTTGAAGTAAACGCTGGGCAGTATGGCGAACAGCAGGACAAAGACAAGTTTGCAGCCAAAGGGTTTAAAGAGGCACAAGAATTAGCCACTAAAAAGCTTGTGTATTGGATAAAGAAGGGTTTGGAGTTGAATGTAAGCAATTAATAGAATCTATAAGGCACTGGCTAAGGTATTGAAAAATACTATTGGTCAGTGCCTTTTGTTTTGACTAGAATAACCCCATCGAAACGAAACAACAGGAAGCAAGACAATGAAACGCGAAGAATTCTTGATCACCAGTACAGAAGGTCATAGCACTGTTAAATACAAATGGAATTCAGCACGCAAAGAAGTGCAGCGTCTTATGCAGGAATTCGTCAATAAAGAGGGCGAAAGGGAATTACTATCGTTTCTTGAGTACGAATTGACAGAGAACAAAAGCGAGAAACAAGGTTTTCATTTTGTGTCTGGCGTTATGGGTTGGAAAGAGAAAACGAGCGGGAAAGAAATTTCCTTTTTCATCACAAAAATTGCTTGATAAGCTGAAGCGCTAGGTCTAGAATCTAGCCATACAAAAACGAAAGAGGCTTTATTATGAAAACACCAGACATTACATACAAAGATCACGGACTGTTTACAGCTTTCTACGCAGAAACAAAAGAAGGCGAAAACGCATGGCGTGAACTGGCAAGCCTAACAGATGGCACGGGTAAAGTATTGACAATTCAAGCTAAGCAATTTATTGCAAGCCTTCGCAAAGCTGGCTATGTAGTGCAGAAAGCTAAAGAATCAAAGCAAAGTCTAGACGACATTTTTGCAGAATTGAGTGAATAAAAGCTTGCAGCGCCTCGAAAGGGGCGCTATTATGTACGCAACAAACAACAAATTAGGGATAAAATCATGGATTATTACGAAAGCGCAGAAGGCTACACAATCAGCAAAGAACGTGCAAAACAAGAAATTGCAAAGCATGGTTCTAACTGGCTTGAGTTTATCGCTGATATAGGTGATGATGAGAGCTATGATGCTCAAGCTGTGCTGGCTTGGTTAGGGTATTGATTATGGCTGATTTTATCATCGAAAATGCCATACAGGCTGTAATCTGGCCACTACTTAAGCAGATAGCAGCAAACCGGAAGATTAAAAATAAAGCAAAATAGTAGTTGACACAGCATCCAAAACTGCTAGAATTACCAACAGAAGCGCTTTACACAAACAGGCGTTTCGATTAAGATTCTTTCCAACGAACAAAACCCCTAATACAGGTGACGTATGCAAGCCATTAAATTTGACCTTCGCAAACTGAATAACGAACAAATCCGCAGTCTTTCTGCTACCCTTGAAATTAAAGCAGCAAAGCGCAATGGTTATACTTGGTTCCGTGAGTCAATCAACGGGCGCTGGTCTAATGATCGTTTCTTGTATGTGTCCGGCAATGCTATCGCATACGGCAATTACCCTTTCAAGTTTGAGCGTGTAGAGTTTGAAGATAAGACAGAACAATTTAAGGCAATTTGGAAATAACTGACATGGAAACGACATACATAGAGTTCTCAAGTTCACAAACACTTTATAGCGTGTTTAATGTGTTAAAGGCTTATGGATTGGCTGGCAAAACACCTTTATCAGACGCCAAATTTATGTCGGTTTGTGGTGTGACCGGTCAAATAAACACCAGTAATTCAGATAAGATTATTTTAAGAGGGCATGAGAATTTTATTTATTTTCTTGACAAGCCTAGTGCTATGGGCGAGAATAGCTACAACGAAAGGCAAACAGCATTGGAGCTAGAGAGATGATCACTCGACAAGAATACGAAAAAGCATGTAACGAATTTAAAGCTAATCGTGCCAGTTTGAGTGTATCTGACTTTGACACAGCAAAAGCTAAGCTTAACAAAATGTTTAAGGATATGCAGATTGCTGAAGCTGTTCAGTCATTCAAAGCAGGCGATAAGATCGAATCTCAAACATTCCTTTGGCTGTGCAAAGTCTACAACGTAGAAATAAACGAAAGTTTTAATGATCTTATGCAAAATAGTGTTGTATCTGTTAGCACAAGCGGTTATGATAGCTACAAGATCAGCAAGCAACAATTCAAACAGCTGCAAGCATTCATCATTAAACTATTGGAGGCGATACAATGAAATCCTTTTCTGAAGCACTGGCTGAATTACCTTTCGAGCGTCAGTCTGAAATTGAAAATATACTGCTAAGGATGGTAAACGATCAAAAGAACGGTGATCAACTCTATAAGGAATTGATCCGCGAAGGTAAGATTCTAGAAACAAAACGATTCACATATAACGGCGACTATTACCGCCAGGACGACATTCTACATGATGGCAGTGTCTATGTGGTTGAGATGCGGAATGGTAGCCTGAAAAGAATTACAAAATAAAGCTTGCAGCCTTCGGGCTGCTTTGCTATTCTAGACACATACCAACCAAACAGAGATACCAGCCATGTTCGATTTTCGTAGCCATTACGCCCTAGTAAAGTCCGTTATGCAAACCAAGGCTAAAGAAGAGCACAAGCCAAGTCTAGACAATAAGGCAAGCATGGCAGCTTATGCCAAAGCTACTGGTAACACTGGTAAGGCTAAATTCATCGGCATGGATGATGAGCTGGCTTGCTATCAACTCGACTTCACTTTGTAAGGCATACCATCATGATCTTTTATCGTTGGCAATTAGTTGTTCTAGGCATCTGCTTTGCTATGCTCTTATGCCTAGTCGGCTCTTATGACTATGAAGCGGAGCTTGCTTCGCAATCTCTTTATTGCGATATGACAACTGAGGGAAGCTGGCCAGCTTATGATAGTGCTATTGATTGCAGCTATTAGGATGATGCAGAGCTATAGAAAATGGCAATTGTACAGCTTATCCTGATCCTGTAGAATGACTACATCGAAAGCAAACAAGTAAACAGGAATACAAGCCATGAAATTCGATCAAAAGAAAAACTTTCGCATTGTCTGGAATCAATTCAAAGCAGACGCTTTTATCAACACACCTAAAAACATTACAAAGGAATATGCTTTTATCCTGCAAGTGAATTATGTTCTCGCCCGTGCCTTCAAGGCTTCAATAGAAGTAAGCGACCGGTATGCCATTGAAAAGGCACTCACTGACATGGACAATAAAGGCATTAAGCTTACCTTTGCTGGTCTTATGATGCACAAGACAATTTTCGAGTAAACTATGAAAACAGTAGAAAAATGGTTAGAGCAAAGTCCTTTGCCGGTAGTTGCTAGAATAGTGGACAGCGCGGACGACGTTCGGATGATAGCACTAAGCGCCGCAGTATATAGTAAAGGCACTTTATTAGTGATCCCTATAGAAACATTAGAACAATTGGTAAACTCTATCCGAAAGGCATAAAGCCATAGAATCTTTCAATTGTACAGCTTGCCAGATAGGCGTATGCTTAAGCCATACAAACAAACAACAGGAATAAAAACTATGGAAAAGCAAAACATTCTTACCCTTTGCCGTATGATCCAGCATTGCCACAACAAGAACAATTCTTTAGCAGTTCGCCAATGGACAGCAGTCTGTGGCAAGCGTGCTTTACTGACGTGGACTACCCTTCGCATTATCTAAAATAAAAGCTTTACAAGCCCTCGAAAGAGGGCTATTATTCAACCATACAAACCCAAACAGTGAGGCAGCATCATGAAAAAGCCATTTTCTTTTGAATGTATCAATTGCCATCAAGTAGTCACTGAGAAATTTAGCCCCATCATGCTTGAGATGGTTAAACAATCCGGCGCTTGCTGTGATGCTTGCTGCAATGGTGCCGAAGCATACTATGCCAGCCCAGTTTATCAGGCGTTTGAAGAGGCAGAAAATAGTTCCGATTGTTATGCATAAAGGGCTTTACAAGCTCAGCCAATACGCTACAATGAACACAAGCCAAGGGGAATAAGCCCCAAGGCACTTAAGCAAAGGAAATCACCATGTCAAACTTCAATATCAACAACGTCACTTTCTTTCGTGGTCACACTGTTACCAACGGTCAAGTAGACATCAGTGAGTCTGAATACGCAGACTACATTGACGAAATTTATCCGACTGTCGAAGTAGCAGGCTTGACTTTTGATGCTAGTCGCATCATCCAAGAATGTGATCCTACAGCATTCCGTTGTGGCTTGGGTGACTATGAATCAGAAATTCAAAGCGAGCTTGAAGATGCCATCGAGAATGAAGACGAAAGCGATATTGATTGGGAAGATGGTAAAAGCCCTTATGAGCTGGACGCACTAGAAGACGAATAAATCAAAATAAAAGCTTGACCCATACGCTCACAATGCTAGAATGATCACAAGCCCAAGCAATCAAGCAAGGGCTACCACTACCAAGGGATCACCATTATGCAAACCATTACCACTTCCTACGCTGGCCCAACCAATACCAAAGGCAGCCGTATCATGGTTAAAAGCTGGCTTAAGAATAAAGCTTTCGGCTGGGACTACTCGCTCAATAGCGAAGCTAACCACAAGGCAGCAGCCCAGCAGATGGTTGACGTGTTGAACGCTGATCGTATCAAGAATGGTCATGGTGATTATCAGTGGTCTATCGTTGCTAGTGGCTCGATGCCAGACGGCAAAGGCAACGCCTACATTATTGATTTGATCGAAGCAAAATAAATCAAATTCTCTTCAAAAGCCCTGGCATTAGCTGGGGCTTCTGTATTCTAAACCCATCGAAGCAAACAACCTCAAGCGGAGTAACTAGAATGTACACACTAATGACCCAAGAACACGCCACCAGCGCACAAGAATTCCGCACCATTGAGTCAGTAGCCTTTGCTCACTCCATGGGTGAAAACGGCGGATTCTATAAAGTGCAATTGATTGATGAAAACGGCGTTATCTTGACCGAATGGAAGGTATAAATCATGCAAACAGTAAAACTTAAAGGCATCGAAGGCGACTACCATATACAAGCTGAACATGGTGTGTTTCTCACCCTTCTTGCTATGCAGTGGCAGAACATCAACGGTGAATTATTCTACTTACCGACTAAAATCGGCTTTAAAGAATGGCAATCCCTAGGCGGTAGCCTATCCAGTGATGCCCCGGTACGGTATAGCTATGGCAATCTAACCTGCCATAAGAATCAGATTGTTTAAGCCGACGAACGGTAGCAGATAAAGCTTTGCAGATACCACAGCTGTGTTATAGTGCGCACACGGAAACAGAAAACTCACTACCTCGGAGCAATGTAACATGACAAACACTACCAGCATCACCCGCCTCGTCACTGTTTTGATTCAACGCGCAGACGATACCAAAAATCAAGGTATCATCACTCAAGGCGAGCACGTTCTTTTTGTTGAGAACGTAATAGGCATTTACATGACGTATATGAACGGCAAGGATGATGCAGAAACAGCCCGCCAAGCAATGCACAAGCAAGCCATGCGCTTTGGCATTATCTAACATCACAACAGATTGAGGCTCATCCTATGTCATTCCAAACCAAAGCAGCTCAACAATTCTACTTTGATTTCTATTCTTACTTGAAGACCCATGGCCAAAGCTTACCAGCCCATAAATACCTGAATTGTGAAAGCATGATCAGCCTTGAGGCTGTTGTTATAGACCAAGGTAGGCAGTCTGTAGATGAGGCGGTTACCAGTATTCACTATTATCTAACTCTTATCGGGGTATAACCAAAGGAGGCTTTTTGCCTCCTCTTTTATTCCAAAAAGATTTGCACAAGCCTAACAAAAGCCGGTACAATCCTCACCATGGACAAGCAATTCAGCAAGTCCATACCAGCCCGGAGGCTACCATGGCAATTCACACCCCTATCACCTTCGAAGTTAAAGCCTATAACGCCAAAGGCGTATGCATTGACTCCAAGGTCTACCACACTCCAAAGCTTAATGCCTTTGGTGGCCACTGGACTGTCTGCCAGCGTATGGCTATCACGCTTGGCAAGAACAAGAAAGTGAAAAGCATCCGCTACTTTATGGATGATGTTGAATACGTCTACAACTCAGACGAATGCGAATTCGTAAAGGCGTAAACCTTCGAGCTACAAACAAGCCCGCCTTATGCGGGCTTTCTTTTGTCTATCAGAAAACATTCTATTAACTAACATTATATTGAATTATATAGTGTTATCTGTCGTCATTCTATTGTCACTACCCTCCTGCTAATACGTCAATTATCTGTCTATCAGGTAGCCTATCTATTCCCCTCTTTTATCCCTATCTATAAGCCCCTTAAACAAGCGCATAAGCCTTAGCCATACTAGCCTATGGTATAGCCTGTAATGCTGGCTAAATACGTCTGTAAACAGGCTCATTTGAGCTTATTGTGGCTAGTATAGTGTTGCCTATTATGGTGATTACATACCTTATGTGGTTAAGCCTATTCACTCTCCACTACCAACCTTCAGCATCAACTCAGCACAATTCACCGTACTTTGTACAAAACATACGCTGGCTAGTCACTTGGAATACACATCCTCAGCTATTAGCTTTGCCTATGTCATCTTGCCTGCACTATCTGGTCGAACCTATGTCCTGCTATGGGTGACCTATAGATCATCGTCTAGTGAGCTTGCCAGATAGGATAGTGACGATATTTCTAGCAGTCTGGGGCTTATGAGGGTGGCGGCTATTTGTTGCTAAGACCCTCAGCAATAGAGACAGTAATTTCTTAGTAAACATAAGCTGCCTATAGATATTTACAGGTACGAGAAAAGGAGAACACCTATGAAAGCATGTTCTCCTGAGAGTGGGGTTTGGGAATTTCTTACTTTTCCAGAATCTTTCTTTAAGGATGCTGCCCGCAAAGCCCCGTTCTAGAGCCTTCCGTGAGTCAAGTTGGTTATAACCTAAACCAGACAGTTATTTTGAGTACAGCCATTCCTTGAATAAGGTCTCCATTCTCTTGGGTAGGATGTATAAATCTATAGGTTCATCTTCCCTAATACGAGTCCTCCATATCCACTGAATCATCTCAGATAAAGCAAACTGATCGTCATCTGGAATTGCATCTAGCTCTAACCCATAATCTTGCAGATACGACTTAACAACAAGGTTTACATAACGATTGTAAGCATGGAAGGCTACAGACTTGTGTTTGTACTTGTTTGTTGCTCTAGCACCACAGTAAAGGAATACATCTTCAATGTTGATATTTGGATGTACGACAGTCCTCTTGCTTTCTTTGTTAGCATTCTCTTTTGGTAGGGTGATGAGTAAGTCATCTTTACCAACCTTCCTGTAAACAGAACGGATTGCTGATGCAAGCTTCTTCAGTTGCTCCTTAGTAGCTGTTGTGCTGTACCATGTACTACTCATACTTAAGTTTCTAACAGCGTTAGTGCTAGGAGAACTACATATTGTAACCAGCTCCCTTGCTTTTGCTATTACATCCTCAGTCTTTTTCATTAGCTGCACTTCTGTAAAATCTACAATATCAATCCCTTTTAATTTTAAGAATGATTCCATAACACTACCTTTGAACAGGTAAGACAGAATGATTGTTCGCTTTGCTGATTCAACTAAAGACATTGGTAATTGTGTAACCATCATCTCTCTGTTACGCTTGGAACAGTACAGCATGTCAATTGAACACAGACGTTGTAAGCCAGAGTATTGAGTATCTTCACTCATTTCTTTCCAAAGCCATTCCACCTTACCTAGATTGTCCTCATCTACTTTGATGTGACCAGCTTCTTCAAGAGAGATAATGTCTCCTTTCTTGTATCTGCCTTGGTATGGCTCAATCAGGCTTACTTCCTCATCAATGATCATCACATAGCTGTGTCGTGCAATCTGGTCTAAGTGCTTCTTAGACAACTCACTAAACAAGCTGTGAGTGAAGGAGATGTTACAGCCTTCTCGTAGTAGCTCTAGTAAGTGCTCTGATTTGGTTCTGTGATCATCTGTTGTTGGGAATGTAAACTCCAGAGCTTCACAAGCTTCTGGTATTCGTTCTTCTACTTCTGTCAGCATTGGGGAGATGTACAAGTATTTATTGTTTGGATTAGACAACATCCATTTGATGATTCCCTGTGTCTTCCCACTACCCATAATTGCATCCAGCACTTCGATCTTTGTTGTCATTTGCGTTTGGACTTCCATTCCCACTCTTTCTGAGGCATTGCCATCTTGATGTAATATGAATTTACATCTTCATTGTTTTCGTTGTAGTAGGCGACTAACCCTTCCGCTTGCTCCTTAGATGTGGCATAACCAATCTCAAAATCTCTACCATCATTCTTAATCTTTTTGATTATCTTATACTTCACTTACAACCTCCATCTTTATATTTCTCAGGATATTTACACAGCTTACCAAAGTTCCAAGCCTTGTCACAATCACAGATGTAGCTGTCTTTAGCTTTGTATAGCACAAACTCCAGAACATCATAATCCTTTTCCAACTTATCAAACTCTTCCTTGAGCTTTAGTTCAAACTCATCTAGCATAATTGATTCCTTATTCTAAGAACAAACCATTTGCCCTCTCATATACGTTTATTAAGCAACGCAGTCAGAAACACAAACCTTCTGGTTGCCCATCTCCAATAATCTTCTGCATCTGTCAACCAATCTTCCATGAGTTTGTCGTGCTTACTCAGGTTGCACCTTGCACAGAGTAGTTGTAGATTCTCAATAAAGTTGCTACCTCCCTTAGAAACTGGAAGCACGTGATCAATATGGTACTCCTCTGAAATATCTGCTGAGCATATCGGACAAGTGCTGTCATGTAAATACTCCAAATGCAACAACTCATCTGCTGAGAAGCTTCCACCATGTTCACCCACCAAAGCTCTACGTCTTAGACTTGCTGCTCTTTGTACAGCCTTACCCTTCTCTGTTGCGTAGTAGTTTAAAAACCACTGCTTACGTCTATCTTTATTAAACTCTCTATACTTCTTATCACGAACCCTCTTATTAGCCTTCTTGATAGCTGGATTCATAGGAGTGCGTTTTGGGCGTGTCAGCTTTTCCTGTTCTCGTTTAAGCTTCGCCTTTTCTGTTAGTTCATCTTTATTCTCGCTGATGTAAGCCTTCCTATATTCAGCTATATGATCTGCATTCAATTCTTTGTAGTTTCTTATGCATTCAACACACCTTGTAGTGCTAACCAACCTTTCCGATAGGTGTCCATACTTACAAGGTTTACCTGTGAAGTACCTCTTCATCTTGAGGCTTCTCGCCTCTTCCCGACTTATCACTTCCATCTTCTTTCCTTATTAAAATAAATGCTTCATGTTGTAGAGGGAGGGATTCTCTACACAACAATTCAAAGTCTTCGTCTGTCATATTTTCAAAGTCGTACATTAAATTACTCCTACTCACACCATTAGACAACAGAAACAAGAAAAAGTTCCCTGAAAAGAGAAAATATTTCAGATACCCGACGAACGGTCAATAGACAACCACTCCCTCTTAGTCTTATATGTTTCACCATTAACCCTCATCCAAATATCAACAATCTCTGGTGTTGTGCATTTCCAGAAACACTTTGGTGTCTTAGCTACAAACTTAGTACCCTCTGTTGGGAACATTGTGAGAATAAATCTAGCTTGTAAAGCTTTCAATGGGTCATCTGAGTATTGGTCAATCTTACATTGCTCATATTCTTCTTGATTCATAATCCCTCCTATTCTTTCGTATAAAGCTTTTTAAGACCGTAGTCTAGGCCAACATATTCCCTTTAGCTTGAAACCTCTTAGAGAGCCTTGTAGGAGCTTCTGGGACTATTCAGTGTCTTGTTTATTACTCTCCCAAACTTCTTTGCAGATATTCAACATCTCTTTCATGTACACTTCGTTGTACTCATCCAACTCAGCTTGTGTTGGAATACTCTCACGAATTTGAGCATTACGACCGTCTTCACGACCAGCAGTATAGAAAATGGAGCTGAAGCAAATGAATACCACACCCCACCAATTGATTTTATATTTCATACACCCTCCTAATTTAAATAAACAACCCGTGGTATTTCAAACATGACTGATAAACCATCTTCTCCAGCTGATCAACATCCTCCTGTGTAACATCATAGCCAGCAGAAATCTTTGCGTCAATGATAGCGAATGTAATGAGCAAACTTTCACTCTTACACTGATTCATAACAGCATTCTGCCAAGAAGCTGTCCAATGACTAGAATATACAACATTCTGCTTTGTTGTGCAAGCAGAAACTAGTAGCAATACAGCTAGGAAGAAGATTTTCATGGGATGCTCCTACGCTATGGGATTACCAAACAACTTTCGAGCCATCTTCTTCAAGAATATCAATCTCCAAACCATGAGCACGGAGGATACTTAAGTGATGAGACTCTGAGTTAGCTGTTGTGGTCAAGTTATTTGTTTTAGCAATGTCGTAAAGATGGTCCCCAACGTACCGTTGTGCATTACCATTCATGATCCAAAGGTTGGAACAACCATCAAACTTAATAGTATAGTTCATAACAATCTCCTATTTCCACAATTGATCTAAAATATCCTGCTTCTCTTCTACAGTCAAATTACTTTCGTTAATAATCCTAGTAAACTTAGAGCAAGCTTGACTGTATGCAAGGGAGAAGCGTTGTTCTGCCTCGCGGATTTTGTCTTGGAGTTGTCTGCGTTCTGAGGGCATTAGTGGACGTGTGTCATAATCATTCATTTGAAGTACCCTCCGAAAAAAGCTTATTTTGTTTGTCAATCACCTTATCAAAATACTCTTGTGTACGACCTGTCAAATCTAGCCATCGCCACTTAAGGTCAAGAAATGAGACACACTTAGACTTGAAAATTACTTCTGTGTTGAAAATAGTCTCAGTGTCAGGGATACCTTCGTAGTCATAGGAGTTTTCCCATGCGATACCAATCTGACACACCACTTTCCAAAGACCGCCAACACTGTCAGATTCCTCACCAAACACATCCTGCCAGAAATCTCCATAGCAATCAATGTAAGAATTCTTAATTTCATCAGACAAGTACAAGTCTTCTGTATCCAGAGCTATGTAGGTTTCTGAATAAATCTCTTTACGAAGAGGACTACACCAAAACTCACAAATGACTTCCATCAATTACCTCCATAATTAAATGGTTGATACTGCAATACGTATATGCGTTTCCCGTCCAAACTACCTACACCAAAGCGTCCAGATTCTACTTTAAAGATATTTACGTAATCAGTCAAGCCTTGTAGTGTACCAAAGATGCGCTCCGATACACCAGCGGGGATGTATTCGCCCTCAATGAAGGATTTCTCGTTTTCAATTTGTTCAGTCACGATATAACCTCCACTTTGATATTCAAGTCTTTTGCAACCTGCTTAAGTTCATCCAACCGCATACAATACAGACCTTCTCGGTGTTCATCAGTTACATCTTCTGTACCAAGCTCTGTCAGGATAGCTTGATAATAGCAGCTTTCATAATCATGTGCAGAGCCTAGGTTACAATCTGTATCTTCTGAGTTGTAGCATTCCATGTAAGTGCCTTCACAACAACTGCAACCCGGTTGATCGTAATAGCCATCATCCCAGAACGTATAAGTCTTAGTCATCACTTCCCTCCTGTATAAAATTTATGAGCACCTACGTTTGCAACAAGCTCTTTGTGTTTAGCCCAAAAAGGCTTGATACTCTTTTCGTGATAGAAAGTCATATCACCTTCCACTTCTATATAGCCATGCAATAAGTTGAAAGCAATGCTACTTGCCTCTAACCAATCACCGTCTGTCGGAGTACGTTGCTTGTGCATATCTTCAATGTAGCTAAATTGCTTTGGTTCATAAATCACTTCCTTGATTGTATCTGGCCATGATTTATGCTCTACACGATTCAGTACAGTTTTAGCTACAAGACGTTTACCCTCTAAAGGCTCACTACGAGCTTCATATACTATCAGCTCAGCAAGGAGTTTACAGTCTTCCCAAGCATTGCACAAGATTTGCTTCTCAGACTTAGTGAGGGGTTTCATCTCTGGGATTTGCTTTACAGACTCTTTACGTTCTGCAAGGTACACATCTAGCATGAACATGATTCCTGCAATCAAGATAGCCCAGCTCCAGAACTCAAGGCTGCTCATGTTTCCGTTTTGGTTGTCCATAGTTAAACCTCCAGAATATCATGGTAAAGGCTTTCGGGAAACACATAACCTTCTTGCTCAAGTGAATCAACGATTGTACATGCGGCGTCTTTACTCAACCCATACCAACTCTCACCATCGTATTGTAAGCCGATTGGTTCACGCTCAGCTGTATCAAGAAACTCCATCTGTGCTTTATATGTGGAGTACAACAGTTCCGCTGAAGACCAATCAATAGCTGGAACATCACCAACCACACGATTTGATGCTACATGAATGGCAATCCCATCGTCGGCTTCATAAATGTAAAGGTCACATTTAAAATCCATACTACTCCAACGACAATAGCTCATAAATCCTCCTGTTTGTTTATCTAGGTTCCAGAATAGCAAAAGCCCCAATGCGTGTCAACACAAAGGTGCTAAAATAATCACTCATCTTTGAAAAACAAATCAGCTTGCTCAGGATGCACAAATTTTACACGATGGTCTTGAACAATCACACCCTTCTTACGGCTGTATTGCAGCTTTACACGCAAGAGAATCTTAGCCTTACGAGCTGCTTCAAACCAACCCTCTGGGAATAAAGCAAAGCAACCATCATGGAAACGATTACCATGCCAATCTGTCAGTGTACCATTATATAATTTCACGGCTGTATTGAATGACACATATTGTCGTCCACGATTCACCCACAAACCACTTTCAAAGCTGTGTGTAGGCATCATGTAGCTGTAGCCAAGCACTTGCATAAACTTCGTCAAGCTTGCAAGCTGAATTTTACCGCTGTCTTGTGGTTTCCATTGTTCCATAAATCCTCCTAGGTTTATCTTTTCCTAAATACATTCACTAATAGTGCGAGTAAATCAAATCTTGTAAACTTCAGTCTAGATAAAACACATCCACCTTAGCTTCTCTGAGCTGATTCAAGCTGTGTTGAAACTCTTCACCGTATTTATAGTGTGTCCAGTCAGGCTCTGGTGAATACACTTTCGTAACACCAGCGTTGATCAACTGAGCTGTACACACTGGACACGGAAACATTGTAACAACAAGAGAGCTTCCGTTTGTACCCCTTCCAAGTCTTGCAGCATTAGCAATAGCCGAAGCTTCTGCGTGTGACGTGTAGAGGTACTTCAGTGGACGTTGACTGCGTTCCTCTGTGTGTTCCACCCCTCGTGCTAGGCAATTATATCCAATACTGATTTCTACGCAATCTGTTTCGGAAAATAGTACAGCACCAACCTTAGTATTCTCATCCCTACTCATCTCAGCACGCTTGTGTGCCAAGTCGATAAACTCTTGTAGCCAGCGTTCTTTCATGTTCTCTCCCTATCGTGGTGGCTTACTAGACCCTTTAGCTCGTGTGGCTGTTGCGTACACTGACTGTCCACCATTCTCTTGTTTACTCTTACCTTTCAAATCACGAACAACACGAATCTTGTATTTACCAACTCCCCAATCTTCATCAGCTTGCTTCTGTGCAGCTAGACGGTCTTTAGTCTTGTAATAACAACGCGAACCAATAGCCAGAAGCACATAGAAATTACTTGGAGCATTCAATACAAACGATTCACTAACTTCATCCCAGCATTCTGCTTGCTCTTCTGGGATAATGATACTTTCAATTGGTTTGTCAGTCATTAAGAATACGCTCCTTAGCAGTGTTAAAGTAGGTTCCATCCATCTCAACACCAATAAATTTGCGGTTAAGATTTTTACAAGCTAGTCCGGTTGTTCCAGACCCCATTGTAAAGTCTAAAACTGTTTCCCCTTCATTAGTGTATGTGTGAATCAGATATTCCATTAATTCTACTGGTTTTTGGGTTGGGTGTACTTTACCATGCTGGTTGGCATTGCTTATGGTTATAATTTGATTAGGGTGCTTAGTATCTATAATCTTGGACACTTTACGTTGCTTTCCGTAGTTCTCACTGTGCTTATTGGAGGTCTCAGAAACCCTGGGTTTTTGTTTAGTCATTTGCGGATTATAGTTTGAGTGGTGGCAATTAAATACCATGATATTCTCTACCATGCACATTGGCATTCTTTTAGCATTCAGGTGTCCACTTGGTTTCACTTTATTCCAAACCCAATCATACTTGTAATTATCTAGGTTACTAATCCTTAAAGCGCTACTGAAAGGTTCCATTCCAAACAAGACGATAGCACCATTGTGTTTTACAATACGGTTAAGCTGAATCCACATGCTCTCAAAATCAATAACACTGTCCCAGCTACTTTGCGTCTTCTGGTAAGGAGGATCACAAATAATAGCATCAACACTCCCATCTGGAATCTCTTTCATTCGCTCAAGGCAGTCACCCTGCATTAGCCAAAAATTCTCATCCTTATAATCACTCACTCTGCATCTCCTCCATTAAGGCTTCACTCAAGTTCTCGCCCAATTCACAAGCAATCCAACTTTGTTGGTGGGACATTAGATCAAGGAATTCATCATATTCTAGTTCTAGCATATGTTAAAACTCCACCTTTGGTTGTACGGGACGTGGATAAGCCACGAAGCAGATATTGTCCAGAGGACTATCTTCTACATTATATTTGATATTGTAGGTTTCAAGCCGACTACCATTCTGATGTTTACAAGGCAGAGTACAATATATGAAATTACCAACTTTGACAGCAGAGAGACTATTCACCCACCCTTGATTGTGTGTTTTGTAGATAAGAGCTGTTCCAACTTTGTCTAGGTTGTCATTGTAGATGCGCATGTATTTACTTGCGCTGATGATCTTACGTTGCTTTGAATATTTGTTCATAAATCCTCCTTCGTTTGAATGTGGAGTAATCATACAAGCTACTCCACAAGCTGTCAAACTTTATTTATCGTCTTTGCTGAAATCATACCCAGCAACGATTCCGTAATCGTCTTCTTTGGTAATATTTGAGAACAACTCCTTGACACTTTCTTGTTTAGCAACAGCCTCCTCAAAAGACTTAACCAGAGGTTCTTTCTTCTTAGCAGGAGCTTTCTTAGGCTTCTCCTTCTCAGTGAGCGTGTACTTCTTCAGCACAGCAGCCAACCCCTGTTCCACTCCAGATGCTACAGCGGTTTCAATAATGCTGTCAATAGAAGGTATGGAGTCTTGGTTGCAATCGGTACATGACTCATCGCCACATCCTTGTTCAGCATGGTAGTCGTAGAAACGCATCATACGCTCTTCAAGCTCTTTTGCACCAAACCAGAACTCTTTCCCGTCATTACACTGAGAAATTTCCTCTGGTGACAACAGGCCGGCGTAAGTGGTTTCAATTTCTTCCTCCATCTGCTTGATCCCAAACTCTGTCTGAGATTTCACGTCTGGATTCTTGCCTACTGATCCCCACCACGCGCAATGTGCCATAAATTGAATATGCTCACCCCATCCGTGTGCACTGCACGCCAAGAATACGCCTGTAGCAGCCGACATGCAGTCATACTCGATGAATCCCTTAACATTAGCTTGAGATTCCAAGATCGCGTTTACGATCATTCTCTCAGATGACACAAAACCCCCTCTCGAATTTATTCGGATGATTACTTCATCTTGAGGGCCAGCTGTTCGCAGAATATTGCACAAATCCACATAGTTCTCAGGAGCTTCAATTGGGCCAGTGAGGTAGTAGGTGAATTGAGTACCACGAACTTCAGTTGTGAATGTATTGGTTGCCTGCATCATTGGTAGAAGCTTGAAATCATCACTCATTAATTATTCTCCTTTTCAAAGTAAAATGCTTTTACAAGCGCCTTGGTTAGTTTGCTACGACGACCACTATCCTCAAACGTGAAGTTTACAAACCCAATATTATTCTCAAGCTCATAAATGTCTTCTTTGTCTAGGAACTTTGGAGGATTTGTTTTAATCGCTTCCAACAGTTGACTTAAATACAGAAGCCCTGTTTCTTTACGAATATCTTTTTGACGCCAATCGCCCGTCAAGCAGAGTTGGGCACCATCACCGACCCGAGTAGTCATCATCTGCATAAGGTCAGTATCAAAGCCCTGCGCCTCTTCACACAAAACGAAAACACCATCTTCAAAGGAGTAGCCGCGCAACCACTCGACACTTTTAAACTCAATCACCTTTTTCTCAAGCATGTAGGCAAGTTGTGCTTTACCAAGAAACTTGCTCAAGTGCTCTAGAATGCTAGTAAAGATTACAGCAAGCTTCTCATTTTCTGTCCCTGGAACTGCCCCGATAGTTCGGCCACAAGACTCGTAAGGGCGAACAAGGAATAGCTTGTGAATACTCTTCTCACGCAAAAGGTTAGCAGCGTGCCATGCAGCAAGAATACTCTTACCACCACCTGCTGGCCCTTGCAGTGCTACAATCTTACGACCTTCTTGCAAGTAATAAGCACCAAGCTTCTGAGCATCCCCTACTGGGGTGAATGGCATTGCATTGAAGACCTTCTCTTCTGCAAACTTCTCACGAGTTGTAGCAGCCCCTCCGGTTTTGGTCTTACGTGTGCGAGTGCGGGGCACCGCCACGGAAATACCATCAACGTCCATCATTATTTGTCTCTGTTTTGCGCCCATCAGTCTGTCACCTCTACTTTCCAGTTAATAAGTGCTTCATAAGTACGTGTATCGAGTTTATCTTTGTACTTATTTGCCATATCTTTTATGACATCTTCTTTTGCTACTTTATATGCTGCAAAAGCTGCTTCAACACTCGTATACCTCCCTACAGTTGTCCTTTTCTTATCTATGTTTACTTGTGCAATAAACTTCTCGGCTTTCTTGTTGAAGTAAACGCCAATAGGGTACATTCCTCGCTCATTTCCCCTGAGTGTAAATAAATTGTTAAGTTCTCTAGGGACAAAACAACAGGTTTCAGGGCTGTAAACTTTATTACCTTTAACAATAATATCTTTGTCTAGAGACCACGAAATCTCAATATTGTATTGTGGCTGTTGATCACACCACTTTGCAAAGTTTTGGAAGTTGTGCCAACCCTCAGAAACAGAGCAACCAACATAAGTTATACCCTTCTTTAGCTGTGCCTCATCATAGCAGCGGGTGAACATATTATTCCACAACGTGTATGTCCTTGTGTTGGAGGTTGGTGTATAAATACCTACGCCTACATAACCAACACCACTGGCAAGCCTACGAAACGGGTTTCTAACACCTTGCCTAGCTGAACTTCTGGGAACAATCTTCTCATAACCGAACTCGTCTAGAAATTTGATTCTACACATCGCATTATCAAGAATTTCAATCACTTCAAATTTACACCCATAGAAGTTCTCGATGACTTGTCCTTTCTCAACAGCTTCCTTTCGTTTACGTCCATTACTCACATATACAGCTTTTGGTAGTAATGGTGTAGCAATCCAGTCGCGGATTGAACCTTCCTTAATCTCCCTTACAGCAGACCATATCTCAAAACCACTTTCAATAAACCTCACTTTGACCTTGTGTGATCTTTGGTACTCAATAACTTCAAATTCAAGACCCTTCTTGTTCTTGAATACTTCACCAATTTGTACAGCAGGTTTTAGGTTCTCTTTCCCACGTTTCCCAATTAGCTCTTTCTGAATACACCGGCAAGACCTAGTTTTGCCAGACAACACGCTGTGTACATCTGTTATAGTTTCTCCTCCACAAGAACAGTCACAGACAAACTTAGGTTTAGGGTTTCTTACAACACTCTTGATTGTCAACCTATTAAATGTTTGACCTACATACTTTGAATAAAAATCCTCTGTCAATGCAAACCTCCCTCTCTCTGTTCCATCACAAACTCTATTAGATCACTCAAGTCGTTGCTGCAAGCCATGGCTGCCATATCCACTGATTCGCGGTAGCGAGCATATTCAGCACTATGGAGAATGGCATCCATCTTATAAAATTCAAGAGGATCAATTCTCAAAAAGAGTTCCTGTTGAAACTTGTATTGGACTCTCTCCCAACTGCATTGCTTCAAAGCCTCTGTGATGTTTTCATCATCACGGTATAACTGTAGAAGTGTATTTTTTAGTAAATCTTTCATTGCAACTGACCCGTTGCTGCAAGATACCGGCTCAAAAGTAGATTACGATCCCGACCTGTTCCGACAACCGGTTTGACACTGGATTTGAAGGTTTCCCAATCTTGCTCAGCCAACTCTTCCTTAGTAAATTCAGGCTTCAGAAACATAGTTCCTTTCACAATCTTCATACCAGTGCTGTCCCATTGCAAGCTATTCAAGTCAAACTTAGCCCCTTGTGCGACGCATGAGCACACTTGATTCAAGAATGCTTGACTATTGTAATCCATCACTGTCAGCTCACCAAGATCAATCTTGTCAAACTCTTTCTCTTCATCCTTATAGAGAACAATCTCCTTGAGGATACCGTCAGATACGTGACCAGCATTGGTGTTCTCTACAAAATAGCCATTCTGCACAGCAGTGATGAACTCTTGCATGAACAGGACAGGGTTTGTTTCGACGATGTTGATTGTCTCAGTCATTTAGAAATCTCCTCAAAGACGATTTGGGTGGGAAGCATTTTGCTGCACAGATAGACACTAGAGAATGGTGGATTCAAGGACGGTTTTTGTTCTGAGTAATCCTTAAAGTAGGCTACGCGCTTGTTCAAATACATAATTTCAAACACATTATTTTTGAACATTTGAAACCGCTTTTGACTTTCAAACAACCCAACCACACCAACAAGCATTGCAAAAGGCTTTCCTAATTTAAAAAGCCTATCAAAGACTTCTGCCTTTATGGAATATGGAGGATTTGACACTATGTAATCATAACCCTCTGGCTCAAAATCAAAGAAGTCTTGCCCTGTGGATAGGTGTGTGCATATAACCTCAACACCTGATGAGCGAAGCTCTTTTACAAAAATGGATTCCTCTGTATCAAATGGACACCACACAATAGAACCACTTTGGATATATTTCAAAATCGGTGTAACGGCATACCGTGGTGTGTAAAACTCGTCGTTTCCACTCCCAGCAACTTTATCCATCTTCATCATTTCTTCCCTCGTGGTTTACGTGTACGTTTGATTGTAGTGGCTACCGCCTCAACTTGCAAATCTTTCTGCCGATTCTCCTCAGCCTTCCCAACAAGCTCATCAATCCGGTGCATAAGCTCTTGTGGAAATGGAACAAGGCAGCTTCCTAGAAAATCTACCAAGTCCAAAACATTCTCCTTCTCTTCACCCGTTACACTATTCAACCGAGCAATATATGCACGATCAGTGCCTTGTTCAAGGGAAGCCCGAAAGAATCCATTTACATAACTTGTCTTATTACAAATACCAAATCCTAGTTTCATATTCTGTTTCAAGCTGACTACGAATGATGGCCAGTTCGATGCGCATACGACTAATTGCTTGCTCATTTTATTTCTCCTTATATTTCTGCCAGATAGCCACTATAACAAGCAGAGGCCACCCAAGACTAGCCATTACGATGCAAACCTTAACGAACGTGGGTGAAAAGCTGTCAAGGTCATTTGATGTATCCTTCTTATATTCCTCAGTGATTCCCCATGTAAAGACAGCACCTATGATACAGTATGCAAGGATTAGGACTGTTGCAATCATTTTGTCTCCTCCAGTTTCTTAACACTGACAACATAGAATTCTTGTGTAGTGGAGTCATACAACGTAATACTTTGTACACCACTGTCTTCAACTACAATTACGTGGACTTGTTTGCCGTGTAATTCTTTCCAATTGAAGGTGGTTGCATCTTCCCATCTAATTTCACATTCTACGTCACTCATTTCTTCTCTCCTTTCAATATTTCTATCATCTTCTCTACATCTACCCCTTTAAGGTACATGCTCATTATTGTAGAGGCTTGCGATTGTGTCAAGCAATTTATTCCAAGAGACTTCTTGATTTCTGTGATGACGTATTGCCAGCTTCCTTTGTGGTATGGGTACTCTTTCATTCCTCCACCTCCCAAGTTTCAACCCAATACATACGACCTTGAGTGCAGCAGTCATCCATCTCCTCAACATAGTCATCAGCACGGTCTTCATTGGTTGTGATGAATTCAATCTCTACTTCCTTTACATTCTGACCCCTGTGTGACATTACTATATAAACATTCATCTCATCCTCCTATGGATTTGCTTAATGTGGCTACCATTCTACAGCAATATTTCTGAGAGTCAAGAGGTATGGAGAAGATTCTTGTAAATTATTTTCTGATGAGGGGTTGACAGAGGTGGGAATGGGTGTAGAATGGTTGGCATTCGGAGAGATTTCTCTCCATTTCTAGTTTTGTTCCCATATAGGGAGTTATGTTGTGAGGAGGGTATGTGAGGTGTAAGGTAAGAGATTTAAGTCCTGTAGATATGTATAATCTTATGCTTACCTCTACAAAGGCTAAGCCATTCAGGGAACCAAATGAAGCATACAACAGTTTGGTTGAGTCCTACACAGCTTTAATAGGTTCAAGGAGCTTCAACGCTGTTGAGTGGTTCTTCACCAATGTGAACAGAGCTGTAAGAAACAAGTACAGTGGTATGAAGGTGAGACTGAAACAGGAATATTGGTCTGGTAACGCTTGCGGAATTGGGGGTAAGAAGGTCAGGGATGTTCTGGATTGGTTTGAATACAATGGGTACATCACAGTGTATATGGGCAGTCATGACTATCGTGCAGAGTGGAAGTCATACCCGACAATTGTGAAGTTCAATGAAAAACTGCTTGACATGCTAGACATGGAGAAGGTAGTATTACACATTCCAGAAGAAAGACTGGAATCAACTGTCATCGTCAAAGACAGATTGACAAAAGAGGAGATGATTTTGGAAAAGACACAGACTGTACAAGAGATGGAAAAGGAAGTGACCAAATACAATGAGTCATTCAAAGACGTACTAATCGAGTTTAATGGTGAGGAAGTACCCCTACTTGAGTACAAACGCTCGTTCTCCGGTGATCTATTCAAGGGTGGTAGGCTCTTTGCTCACGGCGGGAGCATCCAACTTCTTCCTGAGAAGTTCCGTCTAAAGTACCTGACACTTGACAAAGAACCTGTTTGTGAGATTGATTACAAAGCTATACATGCTTGCATTTTGTATGAGGATATGGCACAGAAGGATGACAGAATCTACGAACTTGCCAGAAACGGATTTGATCCGTATGCAGCAGACAGGTCTTGTGTCCAGACTGATGACAAGATGATTGCAAAACATATGATCAAACACGGACTAACCAAATACGACCCTATACGAAGCCTATTCAAGAGTTCTATGATGATGGCTATTAACTGTGATAGTCCAACTAAAGCTCGCCAGAGTATCAACCACGAGCTGTACAAAGACTCTCGACTTGATGAATGTGATCGCCGCTACGTAGGACTAATCAGTCCAGACGCAGAGCAAATCTTGGATGTGCTTAGTGACCATAACGCAATGATCGAAGAACACTTCTACAAAGACTATGGCGTGCTGTTGCAGAACGTAGATAGCAAGATTGCCCTACGGGTGATTGACTATTTGATTCAAGAGGGTCATACTTGTCTTGCGTACCATGATTCATTTGCTGTGAAAGAAAGTGTTGCTCCGTTTCTTGAGTTTGCAATGCGCGCGGCATGGAAAGACATTCTTGGTGAAAATAAGTTCTGTTTTACAGAGAGGAAATAATGAAAACAGTATATGTAGTAATGGTTATGGACTCAGTTCCATACAGTGAAGGTAGTTGGATTTCTTCTATCTTTGACAGTGAACAGAAGGCTTATGAATACCTTTCTATGATGGAGGAACTGGACGTAGAGGGAGAATACTTCTACACAGTCAAGCAATGGGAGCTAAAGTAGCTTGTTTAGCTGCCTAAAACAGCGTATATTCAACGATCACCTATCAACCTATGCTACCCTACTGGGTGCATCTAAAGATGCGTATAACGATGATTCTGGGCCATTCTAGGAGGAACAACAATGATTCAAGAATATTACAAATCAGAACGAATGAAAGAACTGGAAGCTCATGCACGAAAGCTTGAGCGTTTCCACGAAATCCGTAGAGTGTCTATGGCAGCAAATATTGTAGATGGTCATCTCATCATTGGTAATCGTCACTTCTGCCCTTTGATGGGAATGCAGATTGACTTACTTGGTTTGGATGCACGCAAGCATGACATTCGATATGATCAAGGCTTTGTAGACCAATGGGGAATCTATATGTCTCGTGAAGAAGCTTGGGATGTGGCTAAGGCTCGTGGGCAGATTAAGGAAGTCATTCAAGAGGGTGTATTGTTTTCGGAGTGTTATTTGTGAACCTAGTACAAGATCGTAACGATATGCTTGAGCACTTCCTTAAAGGCGGGAAGCCACATGGACTTCTTGAAGACTATCGAGAGAATAGGAATTCAGAGAGTTGGAGAGTCAGTAGGCAAGTGGAGGAATTGATGGAATTTATTTTGTTTCTTGAGAAAAGATTGGAGGATAAATGAAGTACAAATTCTATGAAACTGAATTCAGTGCATCAGGGGATAATAGGATGTGGCCTGAAGAGGTTTTCAATAATACTTTTGTACTCTTCAGAAAAGAGGTTCAGTGGTTATCCGACAACACAGGTAAGGAGTACAACAAGTTCAAGGTGGATGATATGACATTTGGAGAGCCTGTTGTGTTTTACGATGGTCATTACATAGGATACCTTGATTCTTTGTTCTACTACGCAATGGATGTAGATTGCTTTGAAGACTGGTGGGGATTTGAAAATTAAGGGTTATATAAATTATTTCAACTTTTCATTAAAATAATTAGGAAAATCTATTGACAGAATCAAGATCATAGGTTATTCTACACAAATCAAGACCTAGACAGGAACTAACAATGCAAGAGAAAGAATGTCCTCTCTGTACACCATTGGTTAGTGAATGTGTTTGCCATTTGACAACAACCCTCCCCTACTCGGGAGAGAACTTCAAATTTGAATACACTCACGAACGGGATACAGTACCAAATACACAGTTCTGGAGAATCCTTCCAGAGTATGAATGACAATATTTGTCACAATATAACAAATAAGGCTTGACAAATCTCATTCTATAGTTCATAATGAGACTGAACTGAAGGAAACAAACATTATGTCAGAAAAAGTAGACAAGCTTGGTCGCACAGGCAAAGCGATTGGTGGCAGGCCGAAAGGCTCGACTAGTAAGCGATCAGCACGCCAGACTAAACTGAAAGTCTTCTCAGATTGGTTTGGGCCAGTTGTAGCTAAAGCGATCAATAAAGCTAGCGTCATTTTAGATGAACCTTTGGATAGTAAAGTTGCCACACCACAGGTACAGTTGGCTGCTGCCAAGCTAGTGATTGAAAAGGCCCACGACCTCGTGAATGAGGTTTATGGTCGCGAGAAAGATCAGCTAGACGATCCTGAAGAAGATGAACAACCAAAAGAAGTTGCTCCAACACAAGCACGGTTTAGCACGAAAGTAGTGAGCATCACCAAGAGTGATGATTAAACACTGTCCCGTGTCTATGGATGATGGACAGAAAGAATTGACGCCAGATAGACCAATGACAGTACACAGCGACCTCGGCAGATAGTGTATGGATTTACTGCACGTAAGGTGAGATGTTGGTTTATTGAAAGGCTGGACACTACTCAGGGTTGACTTGCGTATTTAGTTACGCTTCGTCTTCCTCCAGCACAGCGTCATCCTAATCAAGCTTCGGCTTGGTGTCCTAGAACTTTGCCTAGTTCATGGAAAGCCCATCTGGCGGTGGGTTGTTTTACGGATACTACGTTCATACGAGGCGTAGTACGTTGACGAGTCGCTATGTAAATAGCAAAAGACCAGCCCGTTCAACCGGGATGCTGTATTTAAGGGCCAACTACGAGAGTGGTACAAGTACAGTAGTTCTACGAAGGTGTGATCGCAACCATAGGCATCAATTGGCCTTTGAGCCCTGTTGTACAGGCTAGTGGTATTCTAGCACTTATTATCGACGGGTAATATTTAGTCTCCTGTAAAGGCACTCCCTAGACGGTAGGGTATTAAGTCGTCCTTGCGGACGCCACAAGAGGAGAGGCTGCTTAGTGTATGCAAGCAGAGAACTAGAGGCCATGGAAGAGTGGGCGCTCTAGTAACTATTCAGACATTCCATATGTCTTCACATTCCCTCATATCATAACCAAAACAATTCCTAGGGGAATGCAATTCAAATAAGGTGTAATAAATGGCACTTCTATTTCTGCTACAAACTATCTTTCGTAAATACAGCCGCTAAGCTGAGTATAGATAAAATGTTTTCTCCAAGGCGAGCATGTCGCCTGAAGCACGTTGTTTACCTCACGTGTTTCTCCTCCTACCGTGAAGTCCGCAGCGGAGCATGCAAGCGGCATTAATTATTTTACAGAGAAGCTTTGAAATAGGCTTCTCGATAAAGTGATTGTGTGGTATGTTGTAAACTTAATGAGAGTGAACGGATTTGCAAGTCCTTCTCCCTGCCAACTCAGGTAGATAGCTCTCGCCTATTTAATCTAGTTGGAGATGTTTAGTTTTGAATGCACATGAAAAAGCCGTAGAAAACTTTAAGATAAAGGCGTCTGAAGTTCATAACGATAAGTATGACTACAGTAGAGTAGTCTATTGTGACCAGAAAACTAAAGTAGAGATAATTTGCCCCGTACACGGAAGCTTCTTTCAGAGGAAGGACTCTCATTGTAAGGGTGCCGGATGTAAGCAATGTGTCTATGAAAATGTCCCACCTAAATGTACAATAGAAGATGTTGTTGCAAGGTTCAGAGTAATCCATGGAGATAAATTTGATTACTCTCTAGTAACATCATCTAAGTCAATGGACAAAATTGAAATTGTATGCACTGAACATGGTGTTTTCAAACAAACTGTGGCACATCATTTGGTTTCTCGGGGATGCCCTGAATGTGCCTACGAGTCCATTAGATTACCATTAGCCGATTTTATTGCCAAGAGTCAAGAAGTCCATAATTACAAATACTCTTACGAGAAGATTTCGTTTTACCCAGGCTATAACTCCAAGGTTGTTATCACTTGTCCCGAACATGGAGACTTTCAGCAATCAGCTGGTCCTCACATGCAAGGTAAAGGTTGTAGGGAGTGTGGTACGAAGGTCTCTTTAAGTAAGAGGTACACAGAATTCACCACAGATAATTTTATCAGTAAAGTTAAAGCGGTACATGGGGATAGGTATGACTACTCCTCGACTGAATATATAAATACTGAAACAAAAGTTAAGATTATATGTAAAACTCATGGTGTATTTGAGCAACGACCTAAGTGCCACGAAGCTGGCAAGGGTTGCGCTAAGTGCAGGAATGACAACACGACTTACAACTTTATACAAAAGTACAGAGATAATCGAGAGCTTGGTAACAAGGATGGTTTAATATACATTTTGAAAATTACAGGAAACGATGAGTCTTTCTTGAAATTAGGCATAACTTCCAATAAATCAGGAAGATTTAAGCGTTACCGAAAACAATTTAAAGATGTAGGTTACTCATACGAAATTTTGTTTGAGTCTGCCATGCCTAATTACCAGACTGCAATGCTTGAGAATGAAATCTTTAAGCAGTTGCGAAGGGAGGGGAGTGTCTACAAACCTCTGTTTGATTTTTCTGGTAAAAGTGAGTGTATAGTTCCTGAGCGCTTTGAGAAGGTGAAGAGTTTAATCCTCAGTCACACCAAGGATAAATATTTTGAATAACCAACAAGTAATCTCGCCTGCCTCGGAAAAGCAGGCGGCATTCCTCAAAGCAGTTAACGAAAATGATATCGTTCTGTTTGGAGGCGCGGCTTAATACTATGGGTCGCGTAAAACCCCTCTAATTGCTGGAACTCTCAAGTAGACAATCAGCAGCGAAGGCTTATAAGTAAGCAACGTCCAGAGACTATCGAAAAGGCACAGAGATGTGTAACTTAGTAGAGTAGGCTGCAAGTGCAGTCGAAACGGGGGGCTTTCTAAGAAAGAAGATATAGTCCGATTCTCTCAGCGATGGGAGGGAACTTAACGAGTTCCATAAGATTTTGGGTAGTGGTAAGTCATATCTTGGTGTGATGGCATTTTTACAGTGGGTCACACAACCAGAAATGGCTAAATTTCGCGGAGTGATCTTGCGAAGAACAATGGTTCAAGTGACTGGCCCTGGCGGGCCAGCAGAAACTGGACAGGAAATATACCAAACATTTGGTGCCAAGTTTCGAGTTAAAGATAGTAAATTTGTTTTCCCCAACAACTCTACAATCGTTTGTAAGGGTTGTGAGCAAGAGAAGGATAAGCACAACTTCCAAGGTTGGCAAGTAAGTGCATTTTTGGTTGACGAAGCTCAGCAATTTGAAGAGTCTCAAGTTCTGTACTTTATTTCTCGTATGCGTACTGCCGCCCCTATGAAGCCTGTCATGATGATGACAGCAAACCCTGATTATAATTCCTACCTCCGCAAGTGGTTGGAAGATGCAGGGTACTTGGATGAGAAAGGTATTCCTCGTAAAGACCGTGATGGTAAGCAAATGTGGTTTGTCCGCATTGGTAACAAAATGGAGTGGAAGGAGTCAAGGGAAGAGCTTCTAGAGATATATGGCCCAGATTGTGGCCCAATGTCATTTTGCTTCCTGCCGGCCAATTGTCACGATAATCCAATTTTGCTTGAGCGTGATCCCTCCTACGTCCATAAACTTATCAACATGCCCCGAGTAGAGATGGAACGCCTTTACCTCGGCTCATGGTACGCAAAAGAACTTTCCTCTGGCTTCATGAAGAAAGACTTCTGTAGGCCTGTTAGGTATTATGAACAGGAGTTTGTTTCTTATTGCAGGGCGTGGGATATCGCCGGTTCTATCCCCTCAGAAACGCTCCCAAATCCTGACTGGACTGCCGGCGTTCTTATAGGCAAGACAAAACAAGGCCGGTATGTAGTTCTAGACTCTGTGAGGTTCAGAGCACGGTTCGGGGAGGTAATGCAGAAGATTATTGAAACTTGCAAAGACGATCCCCCAGGAACTCAAATCATCCTACCACAAGAGCCTGGACAAGCAGGGAAAGCTGCTGGTCAGATGATGATTAAAGAGATTATCGAAGAAGGGTTTTATGCAAGAATGCGCCCCTCCAATAAGTCCAAGATAATTCGTTTTCAACCTTTCGCTGCTGCTGCTGAAGCCGGTCTTGTAGACTATGTTGAAGGTCCATGGAATGATGATTATTTTGATGAGTTGGAGCTTTTTGACGGAAGTCGAAAGAATAAAGATGACCAAGTGGACGCCACATCGGATGCCTTCATCACGCTAGCCCAGAAGTTCCAAATCCCAAATTATATGTCTGGACTCCAATCAGCAGACAACCTCCTTAAAACTAACAACCCATTCGCATAGGAAGAGATATGGCGGAAGAAACAGAAGACCTTACCCCTACTCTTACTAAAGGGGAAGATAGCACAATCCCCAGAATGCGTCTTAGTCAAGTGTCTTACAATGGCTTGAACGTATTCTCTGGTAACATTTTTGAAGAGTGCGCACACGAGCTTCGTTGGCCACATTGCATGAAAACCTACAAGGATATGGCAAAGGATGCAACTATTGCCCCTGCCTTGAACCTTGTAGAAATGGCTATTGCTCGTGTTCCTTGGCACATTCGTGTGCCAGAAGGTTATGAAGACCAGCTCAAAGATAAAGCTGCTTTTATCAAGCAGTGCATCAATGATATGGATCATAGCTGGGGTAGCTTCATACGTCAAGTAGTTAGCTTTAACCGTTATGGTTTTGCAGCTCATGAAAAAGTGTATCGTAAGCGCTATAAGAAGAATGGTAGTAAATATAACGATGGTCTTGTAGGTATTGCCTCTCTTCCCCCTATTACACAAGATAGTATTGAATCTTGGGATTGGACAGACACAGGACGTAAGCTTACTGGGCTATATCAATACCCTAATGTACCTGCTGGTAAGAACAAATTAGAAGTTGTAGATAAAAGTATTGAGCAGTGGATTCGCAGAGAGAAGTTTCTCCTGTTTCGTAACAACCCACTTAAAGACAGTCCAATTGGTGAATCGCCTCTCAATGGATGTTGGCAAGCTTGGAAGTATAAAACAGAGCTTGAGAAGTTTGAAGGTACTGGCGTAGCTTCTGATGTTCGTGGTCTTAAAGTATTGAAGCTTAACCCACGATACATGGCAGAAGATGCTAGCGACTTAGATAAGCAGACCTTTGAGTATTGGAAGAACGTAATGCGTAACCTACACATGGGTGAGCAAAGCGGCGTAATTGTTCCAAGCTTGAAAGATGAGAACGGCGAAGAAATGATTGCCGATCTTGAGCTGCTTGGTATTAATGGTCAACGTAGCTACAACGTATCAGATATTATTGGACGTTATCGTTCTGAGATTATTACAAGCCTTATGGCTTCTCAGTTGACTCTTGGTCAGAATGGCGGTGGTAGCTTCTCTCTTGCAGAGAGTCTACAAGGCATCTCCAACATGGCTATTGAAGCTAAGTTGATTGAGATTCAAGACCAACTTAACCATGACCTCATAAAACAACTTTTTGAACTTAATGGTTGGTCAACTGAAGTGATGCCAGAGTTTTACTTTGGTGATCTTGTTAGTCCTGACCTTGATGTTCTGTCTAAGTTCCTACAACGGTCTGCATCTGTTGGACTTATTAGCCAAGACCCTGCAACTGTTAATTGGATTGCTGAACAAGCAAACATGCCTAAACCTTTTGTTGATCAGACAATTGATATTGAAGAAGCTCGCAAGAGTTTGACTGGTTATTCAAGCGGTGCTGGTGAAGGGCAAGCCACAGCTGGTGAAGGAACTTCAACAAGTCCTACAGGCGGTGATGATGCATCAGCCGGAAATATGGAGAACACGTAGATGGCTCATAGTTTGAGGCTTCTAACTAAGAAGCTATATAACACACCACACTTGATTGAGCCATCGAGCTTTGAGAGTGTGATTACTTATCTAAAAGAACGCAACCAAGGCGAGATGAATATCTCTGCTGGTAACAAGCCACGAGAGGGCAAACAGCTTCAATACTACTCTGATACTCAAGTAGGTATTATTGATATTGATGGCCCTCTTACATATAAATCCTCTGGTTGGGAAGCCCTATGCGGTGGAACCTCCTACGAAGGTATTGTACAAGAGTTTAATGCTATGTCTGACATGGGTATGAAAACCCTAGTCTTTATGGCTGACTCAGGTGGTGGTGAAGCCTACGGTATGCAGGAGCTTGGAAGCTACATTCGTAAACAGGCAGATGATAAGGGCATCAAAATCCTTACCTATGTTGACGGTATGGCTGCTTCAGCTTGCTATGGTGTTACCTGTATTGCAGACGAGGTTATTCTAAACCCCCAAGCAGAAGTAGGTAGTATTGGTGTTGTTGTTCGTTTGATGAATGACTCCAAAGCCCTAGAAGAAAAAGGTTACGAACGCTCCTTTGTTTATGCTGGTGGGAATAAAGTTCCTTTCGCAGAAGACGGATCGTTTAGACCAGAGTTTATTCAAGACATTCAAGTTAAAGTTGATGCCTTGTATGAAGAATTTACATCCTATGTAGCAAGTATGCGAAAAATGGATGTGGATCAAGTTAAGAAAACAGAAGCTAAAGTCTTTATGGCTAAAGATGCTATTTCTCTTGGCTTGGCTGATAAAGTAATGACTCACGATGAGTTTTACAATTATCTCGCAGACGTTGCCCAGAAGGACAATAAAATGTTTACAAACAATAAACTATTTAGTTTTAGCAAGCAACCTGTTGATGGGAAGACTGCTGAACTAGAAATTGATGAGGTACAAATGAAAGAATTTGAGGAACTGCAAGCGCAGCATTCCGAACTTGAAGCTAAATTCAACGCACAGGAAACCGAGCTTGCAGCGCAACTCAATGCTGTAGCCTCCCTGTCTGCTGAACTGGCCCAAGCTAAGGAAGAGTTGAGTGTAGTAGCTGCTGATCGTGCAGCACTGGAAACCGCCGCTAAGGAAGCTAAAGTCGCAGCTCGTAAAGAGGCTATTGCTTCCGTTGAGGCTGATGCAGAGCAAGCGGATAAGTTGTATGCATCTCTGGAAACTGTAGATGATACTGCTTTTAATGTCGTACTGGCTTCTATGAAGAAGAAAGAAGACAAACTGGAAACTTCTGATCTTTTTGAAAAGAAGAGTACAGACGTTAACGAAGAAACCAAAGAGCCGGTCAGCTTCAAAAGCTTCCTGCCTACCAAGAATAAATAAGGAAAAAGAAAATGACTGCTATTGCATCTCGCTCTAACAAACTCTCGAACATCATTGCTTTTGAAGAAGATGTTCGTTACGGCTATTGCCGTGAAACCGTAACCGTAACCGTTGAAGCTGGCATGGATATTGGTGCAGCTCTGAAGCTGTCCGCTGGTAAATACATCTGGGTTGACCAAGCTGGTACTGCTGCTCTGACTGGTGGCGTAGCCATTCTGGTTGACCACTTTGCCGATGTTCCTAATCTGACTGCTGGTGATCATCAACTGGCTGTTCTGGTTCGTGGCCCTGCTGGCGTAACTTCCAAGTCCTTGATCTACAAAGGTGTTGTAGATGCTCCGGGTAAAGCTCTTGTTGTAGCTCAACTCAAAGCCCAAGGTGTTGTTGATCGCGTTCAAGTGTAATCAACTTTTAACAAATAATTAAATAAGGAAACCTTAGAATGTCAGTGATCCGCGATTACTACTCCAGTTTTAAAACCACCGAAATGACTGATGCAATCAACGAGATTGAAAATCAGTATGGTTATGTAAACAGCCGTAACTACTTCAATATGAAGTCTACTGGCCAAACTGCCATCATCTTTGACGTTAACAAGCATGACATTACTCTGCTCCCACAAGTAAATCGTGGTGATCACAGTGCTACCCAAGGTAAAGAGCGTGAAGTTGAAACCTTCGCCCTGAAGCTGGCTTACTTCAAGCATCAAGATCGTCTGATGACTGAAGACATTCAGAGCTGGCGTCAGCCGGGTCAAGAGATTCAAGAAACTCTGGCTCGTGCTACTGCTGAAAAACTGCAAGACATGCGTATGGCCGCTGACCAGACCAACGAGTACATGAAGCTGCAAGCTTTCAAAGGTGTCTTCAAGACTCCAGACGGTAAAGTTGTTGCTGATATGTTCACTGAGTTCGGTGTTGCTCAAACCTCCATCGACTTCGTACTTGGCACTGGCACTACTAACGTAGATGCTAAGATTGCTGAGCTGAAGCGTGCTGTAGCTAACAATGTTAAACAAGGTGGTGCCATCAGCGGTATCGAAGTTCTGGTTGACCCAATCTTCTTTGACAAGCTGATCAACCATGCAATGATCCGTGATGCCTTCAAGTTCTATCAGAACAGTGGCACCCAGCGCCTGCGCGATGACCTCGCCAACTACATGCGTTGGGGTATTATGGAAGTGTTTGAATATCGTGGTGTTCGTTTCATCTCCTACGATGCAACCTTCAACCTGCCTAACGGTACTACTGAGCAAGGTATTGCTGACAATACTGGTCATGCCTATGGCCTTGGTGTTCGTGACCTGTTCCGTGGTTATGCTGGTCCTAGCAACAAACTGTCTCAGGCTAACCAGCCGGGGCGTGAAATGTTTGTTCGTCAGTACGTTGATGACCGTGATGAGTACGTTGACTTTGAGCTTGAAATGGCTCCTCTGTACTTCTGCACCAAACCTGCATCGCTGGTTAAAGTTATCAGCTCTAACTAAGAGTGACGTGAGGGGCTTTACGCCCCTCCATATTCTAGAGGAATAAGATTATGGCGATTGCCGATGTAAGTGCCCCAGAACGGGCTTGGGTTGATGCTCACACTGTTATTCAGCGTGTCATCACAGAAGTGAATGGTGAAATTCCTGTAACTACGGTTATGCCTTACCAAGCACCAGCTCCTGCTGCTGATGTGGCTGCTTTGAAGGTACAGTTTGACGCCCTTCTGGGTAAACTGGTCACTGCTGGTTTGATGGCCGCAAGTTGATTTATAGGGCTGCTTGTCAGCCCTCCTTCTGAGGAGTAGGCATGGCCCTTACAGATATTGAAACAATTAGATTGTTGATTGGTGATACACCAACATCACCTTTCTATATGCTGTTTACGGATCAAGAGCTGCAAAAGTTTCTAGACTTGAACACCGGAAACCTATTACGTGCTGCAAGGATGGCTGCTATTGCTGCTTCTCTGCAATTAGCTGGGTGGTCGTCTCGCGAACGCACGGGTGATTTGGAAGTGTGGTCTAACCTCTCCACTTCGTATCTCAAAGCTCTTGATAACTTTATCAAGGATAGTGGCTCTGCAAGTATCCCAAGTGGATTACTTGGCTATGCAGCCGGTATTAGTTACGAAGATGTTTGTGCCAATAACAATAATCCAGATAATGTTCGTCCAAACTTAGTTGGCATTCGTTTGTGTGATGGGAATATGTTCTCTTATACAAACCCATTTAGAATTAAGTCTTGTGGCTGCTAACAAATGTCTATGAAATTAACAGTAGACAAAAGCCCTTGGCTTGCTCTGAAGAAGTCCTTCGTTAAAGCTGAAACTCTTGAAAATCGCCTCGGTTGGTTTGAAGAAAATCGCTACGGAAGTGATAACGAGAATCTTCCAATGGCCCAAGTGGCTCAATGGATTGCTGAAGGTGTAGCTTCTAAGAATATTCCACCTCGTGATTTTATTCGTACAGGATTAACGAATGATCTTAAGAGAGGAGCTAACGATGCAAGCTTTAAGCGAATCATCATAGCTGTGGCTAATGGACAGGATGTATTCAAAGCTTTGCACAGAGAAGGTGACAGTTTCAGGCAGACATTACGTCAAGTAATGATTGATTGGGATACACCACCTAACTCTCCCGTCACTATTGAATTGAAGGGGTTTGATGATCCTTTGATTGAATCCAGTGAACTTATTTCTAATGTATCTGTGAAGACAACTAAGCGAGGAACATAATGTTAAAACCAAATTTCCTCCTTACTAAGAAGATTCCTCTTACTATTCTTCGATCTACACAAGGTAGTTATGTTAATGGTGAATGGGTTGAAGGAACAGAGACTAGTATTCCTGTTGAAGTAAATATTCAACCTTTCAAGGATTCGGAGCTTATGCTTCTTCCTGAAGCTGATAGGTCAAAGGAATGGTACAAACTTTATTGCGCTGACGAGCTTCGTACAGCTAAACAAGGAACTTCTGGCTGGGAAGCCGATGAGTTTGTTTGGGAAGGTGATCGCTACAAGGTGATGAAGTCTAAGAGATATTCCATGGGAATCTTGGATCATTGGAAAGCAGCAGCGGCAAGACTTGAGGTAAGTGCAGGATGAATATTTACTCAAGTTTACGAACTGCTGTAAGGAATGTGGCTTTAGTTGCTTTGGATGAATTTGTTAACCCTCTGGTCATCTATTCTCATACCAATGGTAATGAGCCAGCTGGCTCTTATGTAACAGTTAGTATTTTAAACGTAGATCAAACAGGACGACATGTAAGCAGTGGTCTTGTTGAAGCTAATGGTGCCACATTTGAAGAAACTATTAAAGTCTCTTATGAAGTGATGGCTCAACTAAGCTTTGTTGGTAGTCAATCTGGTGAGATGGCTTACAGTCTCTACCAAAGAATAAACAATAACCCTCTGGTGTTAGAAGAGGCTGCTCGTAACAAGCTTGGCTTTATGAGAAAGAGTCAAGTAAGACGTGCTCCTCAGAAACGTGACACTACTTGGGTAGAGTACCACAATCTAGACGTAACATTTTCCTACCATGTAGTTACTAAACAAGTGGTGGATATTGTAGAGGGTATTACAGTCGAGGGTGTTTACAACGACACAATCCAAGACAATTTTACAATACCTGAAGACCTAGTAATAAACCCTTAACCTAATAAAGGAAAATAAACGATGGCGGAACTCGACCAGATCGTTCAAATCACGATTACGCGAGAATCTACCCCTGTAGAAACTGCGTCTTTCCAAATCCCCCTTGTACTTGCAACACATACTAACTTTGCTGAACGTACTCGTTCTTACACTGACTTCTCTGCTGTTGAAGATGACTTTGACAGTGCAGATGCAGTTTATAAGATTGCTCAAAAGCTCTTTGGTCAAACTACTGTAGGTGCACGTCCGCCTAGCATTGTAGTAGGCCGTCGCCAAGTAGATGAGGTAGTTGGCTCTGTTGCTACTGTTACCAATAGCACAGCTTACACCGTAACCATCGCTGGCCCATCTAGCGTAACACCTACTGTATTTACTTACACTTCGGATGCCACAGCACTTGCAACAGAAATCGTAGCTGGCCTCAAAGCAGCTTATGATCTTGCCCCTGTGACCGGCGTCACCTTTACAAACAACCTTGACGGTACATTCTCCGTGGCTGTTGTGACTCCAGGGTCTGCGTGGTCTATTACTGCCTCCGGTAATCTGACTCTGGTGAATGCTGCCTCCACTGAGACTTATCCAGAAGCATTGGAAGCTGTTAGTGATGAGAACAGCACTTGGTACGCATTGATCCTTGATACTCATGATGCTGCTATTGTAGAAGCTGTCAGTGACGTTATTCAAGCACAACGTAAGATCATGGGTACTTCTACTGCTGACCCAGTAGCAATCACCACTGGTACTACTGACATTGCTTACAAGCTCAGTGCTAAAACTGCTGACCGTACCTTTGGCGTGTATCTGCCAACTGCTGATACTGAGTATCCAGAAGCTGCTTGGATTGGTGCTCAACTCGCTTACACTCCGGGTTCTAATGACTGGGATAAGAAGCGTGCCGTTGGCGTAACTCGTTCTAAGATCAACGACACTGCTCGTGTAAACCTTCGCGGTAAGAATTGCAACATGTACACTCGTGTTGCTGGCGTTGATATCTTCCAAGACGGTGACACTTTTGGTGGTTCACCGTGCGATGAGATTATCGGCATCGACTGGCTTTATGCTCGTTTGCAAGAAGCAGTGTACTTTCGTCTGATTAATAGTCTCAAGGTGCCGATGACAAATCCCGGACTTTTGATCATTGAAAACGAAATCCGCAGCGTACTCTCTCAAGCAGAAGCTAACGGTCTTATTGATCGTGGTTGGGTGGTACAAACTCCTGATGTTCTGAGTATTCCTGAGAACCTTCGTGCCCAACGTATTGCAGGTGCATTCGTGTTCCGTGCTCGCCTTGCGGGAAGTATTCGCCGAGTTCGGGTGGAAGGGTTCCTGTCAGTTTGATTATAAAAGGATAGCTTAGTGTATTGACATCTAACACTTTAAATGTTAAACTTAATACTCAACTAACAGAGTAGTAGGTGTAATGAGATGTCAACTAAAGCTATCCAAATTAACATTGGCGACAAATATAATAGATGGGAAGTTCTATCGGATATTTTCTATAAGACCTTCCCAAATGGTTCAAAGGCGAAATTTGTAAAGTGTGTTTGCAGATGTGGAACTGTGTCTGTTCTCAGAGCCGCTGCACTAACCTCCCCGACTAAGCCCAGCATCTCTTGTGGATGTTACCGAGCTGAGCAAACTTCTCTACTTAACACAGTGAAATTAGGTGTGGGTGAAAAGTTTGGCAGGTTGATAGTTCTTGAGAGTTTAGGCATGGAGTCTATAGGGGCCGGTAAGAGAAATATGGTTCTGGTGTCCTGTGAATGTGGTTCTGATCCTTTCAAAATACGACTTGATGGCCTGAAAGATGGGAACACCAAATCTTGTGGGTGTTTACAGAAAGAGACTGTCGGTTTAGTGATGACAACTCACGGGATGACCGGTAGATCGGCTTACAGATCATGGCAAGGGTTGAAGGATCGTTGCACCAATCCAAACAACTCACGCTGGGATCGGTATGGCGGTCGTGGAATTCGCTACCCATCAAACTGGGAAACTTTTGAAGGTTTCTGGAATGACATGAGTGAAGGTTGGTACGAAGGAGCTGACATAGATCGTATCGACTTCGATGGTAACTACCATAAAGAGAATTGTCGTTGGGTTAACAGGGATGTTGGTAATCATAATAAGTCTAAGTCTGATGGAACTTCGTCATATAAAGGTGTTTACTATGACAAGGCTCGTGATGCTTGGGTTGCTCGTTTAAACCGTAACTCAACAATTTATCTTCAAAAGCGATTCAATACGGAGTTAGCTGCCGCAAAAGCTTACGACGACATATCAGAACAAATTTATGGTGACAGACCTAATGGCACCTAACCAGATAAACAGGAAATAAAATGGCAGATCAAATTTTAATTGGTAACTATAGCCCGGAAGGTGTGACAGTTATCCTATCTAAGGGAGATTTTTCCCACCAAGTTACAGGCTTCATGGACGGCACTTTCCTGAATGCGACTAGAATGGTAGTCGCGTCGGAGCCGTATATCGGCGCAGATTTGTCGGGCGGACGGGTGAAGCGTCGTAATCGTTCTATGAACGTAACCCTGAGCTTGCATCAATATAGCCAGTCGAACTATGTTCTACAAGCACTTCAACGTGCCGATGAAGAAACAGATAATAATGACTGGGTTGTAAA